TACTCCTATTGCTGATACCATTGCAATTACTCCACCCAACTTGTCAGGTATTGCTCTCAATATTGCATACCAAGGCAGGAAGTACCATTCAGGTACAATGTGTGGTGGCGTAACCAATGGGTTTGCTTTGATATAGTTGTCTGGGTGTCCTAAATAATTCGGTATAAAAAACATGACGCCACAAAATAAAGTTAAGAAAACTGCAAATGCCCATAAATCTTTCATAGTAACGTAAGGATGGAAACTTACTGTATCTCTAGTATCCTTTGGCTCAACGCCCATTGGATTATTAGATCCTGTCATGTGTAGTGCTATCACGTGAAACACTACGACGCCAACTATTAAAAATGCAATTAACCAATGTAGCACAAATGCTCTATTTAAAAATGCGTCACCGACTGAATAATCACCCCAGAGCCATATAACCACATCTTCACCGATTAAAGGAATAGCACCAAACAGACTTGTTATCACAGTTGCTCCCCAGAAACTCATCTGTCCCCATGGTAGCACATAACCTAGAAATGCAGTGGCCATCATTAGGAAATAAATTATCAATCCTAAGATCCACATAAGTTCTCTTGGAGATTTATAAGATCCAAAATACAATCCGCGGAACATATGTAGATACACTGCTATAAAAAAGAATGATGCTAGATTCATGTGTGCATATCTCAAAAGCCATCCGCCATTGACGTCACGCATTATTTTTTCAACAGATTCAAATGCTTCGGCAACTGATGGTTTATAATGCATTCCTAAAACAAGACCAGTAATAATAAGTCCTAGTAATGTGAATGTAAGTATAGCACCGAAACTCCACCAATAGTTTAAGTTCTTAGGCACTTGGAAATCCAAGTACTCATGTTTGAACATTCTAAATATAGGCAGTCTGTTGTCCAACCAACCCAACACTCCTGTGAACGGTGATGAGTTTTCAGATACCTTGTTAGTTTTTACTGGTTTATAATCTTTTTCTGACATATCGTATTATAGACGTAGTTATATTTTTTTGTCAAGTATGTACGTTTTAGCACTCGGTACGTTGGAAATATTGATCAGCAAATCTGGCTTCAATTTCTCGCAATAAGTCTTCTGCTAAATGCTGATCATTCTTGACAAGTAATTCAACTAAATGCTCCTTTTCCTGTTGTTTCAACCTTCTAATTTTCTCAATGATTCTTTGTACTTTGATGCCGTCCATATCCAAAATTCCTGCTCCTTTATGTGTTCGACCGCATCTACGAACTCTTTGTAAGATGCTTGTCTATAAGGTGTGATATTCCTAAACCAAATTGGACTTTTGCAAATTGTGTTTGCATTTTTATCGTGTATTTCGTGTGATATCTTATTAAATCCATCACTATCTCTGTCGTAAGATGGTTTATATACATAACCTTTGTATTGCATTGCCACTCCTTATACTAGCAAATGTGTGTGTGTTGTCAACTAATCTATAAGTTTTTTTGAAAGAAATGTCTTTGTTTTTGACGTGACGTCTTTTTTTAATCTAGGAATATCAAATTTTAGGTCTAATTTTCTAATATTTTTATAATTCGTTTCTAACGTTTTTTTAAGAACCATCACAACCTTTCTAGCGGAATCCTTTTTAAGTTCCTTCGTTATATCATAATGAATTATTAATCCATTCCTTAAATTTATATTGATATAACTTACGTATTGAATGGGTAAATTTGAATAGTTTAGACCCTCCAAAACCTCGGGCCATTCCTTAACAAAATCTTTTGCTAAGGTGACCCAAGTATGATTATTTCTTTTTGGATTTTTTGGCATCAGTAACTTCTTTTGCGGTTGCTATTGTAGTCACTTCAGCATCAGGTTCTTTGATTGCTAATTCAGAAACTTCAACGCCTTTGTCTTTGGCGATTGCCTTATTAAGTTCTGATAAAACAATTTCTCCATCTTTGGATGCACCGTAGGTTACTGTTATATCTGATGTAGCCATCTTTTTAATAAAATTATTATTGTGAAGATAAGCCATCATGTTAACACCGTCAGCGAACATCTGTCTTGGAAGATATTCACCTAATTCGTTTGATGTTTGCCCTTCCGGTGATTCAACTGCCTTTTGTAGTGAATCTTGATAGTCCGCACTTAAGAATTTAGGTGCTACTACCAAACAGTTTTCTGGTTCTTCAGGCACAGTTCTAAATAAGATTACAACTGGTGTTTTAGTTTCGGTCAGCATTCCAATATGTTTAAATATTTTTCTTTTTGCTAGAGCCTCCGCTTCTGCCGTGTTAGAGTCCATAACCATTTTGTCATAAAGGTTTAACATCTATTCTCCTTTCTTCTCATCGCTTTTTTTGGTATCATCTTCCTTCTTCTCAGGTGGAGATACCTTTGCTAAAAACGATTGAAGTTTATTATAAACCATTCCAACCATCGCCATTTCATTGGCTCTAAACGCACCTCTCGTTGAGGCTACATCTATGACAGTTGCAAGGTTCTTTAGATCTCCAATGCTCAAATCACTCTGAGGAGCACCTGCTGGTGCAGTGCCTTGAGTTTGAGCAGGACCATTAGCAGTTGCCGTTTGTGGCGTTGCCTTGGATTTACTTGCTTTTTTTGTTTTTGTTGCCATATTATATTTTCTCCTAATTGCAATTAGTACTTGACATTATAACAATATTAGTTATAGATGTCAAATTTTTATTTAGATGAATGTGGCTATGATGATACTTGCAAACCGCTCAAAGCAAACAGTGTTAGGTCGCTTGGTTCTTCAAAACCAATTTTGTATCTTATGTAACCTTTATTGTTTTTTAGTGATACATCTTTGGTAATTGAGTATCTCCCATTGCAATTTTGGTAAACCCAATTCTTTATTCCATGGACATCGCTATCTCTTATATTAAGAAATGTCGTGGTAAAATGCGGCATACATTTTGTCTCTCTTTGAAAAAAATTTAAACTATTGATTTTCATCGTGATACAAAGTTAATCCAAAGGGTGCTTCTATGTTTCTATCATATGGATTATTAATTAGAAATATTGTGTCACAATAATCTCTATCTCCCCAAGTTCCAAATGGCCAACCATCTGTGAACATAACAAATTTTTTAGGAACAATCTCATTGTCTTTCATATATTCCCAATTACATTCAAACTCTGTGCCTCCGCCTGAACCTAATTTGTAATCTAATAATTCTTCTCTATTTTCAGGTGTGAACACTTTTGGATTGAAAACTTCCGTATCAAAACTCCATACGTGTATTTTAAAATCCTTGTATTGATCCATGATACCATTTATTTCTGATAAAAAATCTTTACACTGGTCATTGCTTATTGATCCACTGGCATCGAGAGCGATACAAATATCAATCATCTCTTCGTTATCTTGGCCTGGTAAAACTGCTGACGTGTGCCATGCTTTCCTGCTAGGCCTCATCCAAGTATAATCAGACTTCACAGTGCTCATGATCTGTTGTTGCAGTATTTCTCTCCAGTCCATTTTAGGTTCTGTCAACTGCTTCACTAATCTTTGTAATGCACCGGGTAGGTTACCTGCCCCAGTTGATTGTGCGGCACTTATCATTGCTTCTTTTACTTCGTCTTTGATTTTTTTCAATTCTTCTTTAGAATATGTTGGAGCACCTCCATTTGCTTTTTTGCCCTTGCCATTTTTCTTATCTCCTGATCCGTCGTCGGATAAGTCTATGTGTTCATCGAGAAGTTTTCCTAGTTTATCTAGGTCAATTACTTTTGCTTTTTTAAGCAATTCAGCATATATCTTTTCAACAGGCCAATCTTTATACTTGTCATCTTGGAATCCTTTATCTTTGCCTTTAGCATCTTTAGGCATCTCACCGATATTGTAGTCAACAAGTATTTGATTCACCGCGTAGTCGGCCGCTATATTCCAAAGTCTAGGATCGCTCTTGTTGGCACGTAAGGCAAAATGTTCAAATACATTGTGCAACACTTCATGGCCAAATAAGAACTCTGTTTCTTGCGGTGTGAGGCTGTGTATAAATTCAGTATTGTAATAAAAGAATCTACCATCAGTCGCCGCGGTAGGACACCAGTCATCAGCATTGACAATTTTTAACCTAGTGGCTAGGTTACCAAAGAATGGATGTTTAAGAAGCAGTCCAATTCTTCCTGTGACTAGTTTGTCTACGATCTGTTCTGGTGTTGCCATTATTTAGAATCCATAGCAGTTATAACATACTTGCCAAACTTCTTATGGAACCTATCAAAAGATTTCAACTTGCTAGGATCGAACGGAAGTTTGTAATTTGTTAAGGCAACCTTGGCTCCCATAACAACCAACTCTGTCTCGAAGTTGTCCATCATGTAGTCAAAGAACCTGTCTGCCATCTCATTCCAATTTTTTGCTTTCTTCTGATGAGCCTGTTGTAATTCATAACAAAGGCTGATGGTCAAAGAATACATTGCAGATATTTCTTTACATTTAAGATCTCTGACCTTACCAATAAGGATATCTGAAGGATTTGGTAACTGGCCGCTCACCTTACGGTGATTCATAAACTTAACGGCCAGTCCTTCGCCAACGGCACCTGCCACGAGGTCAGTGAGTGTATTTTCAGGCAAGGCATCGTCTAGAAGTTCTGATACGAAACTCCAAGATCTTGGAGTCGCAAACGATCTTGATGAACCTTTAGGATCAAAATCATAAAGGTCTTGTTTTGCAAATGTGCAATAACCTACAACGTCAGGATGGATATGATTAGCAGTTGCCCAACCTAACCAGTCTTCGTAATCTACTGCAAGTTCGATATGCACAAATCTATTTGCCAACGGTGCAGGCATTCTATAAGTGACACCTTTATCACTTTCTCTATTACCAGCGGCAACTATTGCAACGCCTTCTGGTAATTTATATTGTCCTACACGTCTATTAAGAATTAATTGATAAGCCGCCGCCTGTACACTAGGCGCCGCTGAATTTAATTCGTCTAAGAAAACTATTGCCGTAGACTTTGGATCCGAAGGAAGTTCAGACGGTTGTGCCCAAACCATATTGTTTTCGTTTGAATTGTAATAAGGAATACCTTTAATATCTGTTGGTTCCCACAGAGACAACCTTATGTCAATAACTTGTCTATCTTGCGTTTCACCTATTTGGTGGATAATATCTGATTTGCCAATACCTGGGGGACCCCACATCATTATTGGTCTTTTTAAAGCGATGCAATGTTCTAAACTTGCTTTTGCTTCATTGGGCGAAACTGTTCTGTTCTGAGAACCTGTTGCTTTTGTTTCTTGTTTAGTTTTTCTGACCATTTATACACTCCTGTTAATTTGTTTATAATACAATAATAGCAGGATTATGTTATATGTCAACCTGGTAAAACTAAAAAAAAGTCGCTATTTTACTAGGTTTTTAATGAAAATTTTTATTGATGTTTTGTAGTGCCGATACTATATCTTGTCTATAACCTATAGACAATATTATTCTTGGTTCTTTGGAATCATTGAATCCGCCATGTGGCAATTTTGTATTGAATATAATTGGTTTTTTAACATCGTTAGTTTCAGTTAATTCAGGTTGATGTTGGAAATGCCCTTTCATTTTACCATCATGTGCATAATCTCTCCAACTAGGATAAGAAGCCCCACTAGTATTTTCTACAAATTTATTAAGATGTGTTGCCTCGTCACTTTTGCTTATTACTATTCCTGATCTATCATGATCAACAACCAAAGGAAAATTTACTGCACACGACCTAGTTGAATCAATGTGTAATGGATCTTTTCTACCAGGCATTGCTATAAACAAAGTCATTGCATAAAAATCACCAAAATCGTCATAAACTTTTTGTGGTATCACTTTTTTCCTGCAACACACTTGGAAAAAAGATTCGCTAAAAAATATTAATTTGCCAAAAAGGTCTTCGTCAGTTCTAACACTTTCTTCTCTAAAATCTTGTTTGCCTTCCCAATTATTATTTTTATAAGTTTTATGTATATCAAATATTTCTTCTTTATGCTTCAACCATTCAACTTTGTATTGCTCAAAATAGTCCACAGGAAAATTTTCTAATATTTTATAAATCATTGATCTTTTTTCTCGTCTGCTTTACTCATAGCACGTGCCAGTCCATATTTTGTAATATCGCCTGCAAACATCATCAATTGTAGAGCCATCTTTTCCATTGTAACTACAATCTGTTTCTTATCAACAAAGTAAGGACAATCAACAAATTCATCTAACCAAAGATAAGTCTGTGGTGTAAAAACAATTTTTGCAGGAAATTTAATGCTATACGTTTTGACATCACATTGCTCAACAAATTCTAAACCTATCTTGGTAAGCCTTAATGACCTTGCACTATATTTTTCTCTTACATTTTGCCACCAAGTAAAATATGCTTTCTTGATGCTTTCTTCGTGGAGAGGTTGTTCTTTAAGCATAAGAAAGGTTTGAGTATATGCTGTCTTTACATCCATACTATTAGTTATTTGATTTTTGACTGGCTATTATCTTTTCCACTTTTCACCGGACTTTAACAAGTAAACATCAAATTTGTCAGTCTTAAATTGGTGATTAAGTTTCTTTGCAAGATTCTCAGCATGACCCGGATTACTAAAAGAGACCTTTTTATATTTTGGTCCTGGATAATTTGAAACAATGCTAGACGTCTTCAAGTTAATAGGCTTGCCGTCATAAAAGACTGCCCATATGCCTTGTGACGCAAGTACTTCGTCCTGTTTATAGGATTCTTTGTTTGCGTTAGTTAGTATTACTGTCGGTTTTGGTCTGCTCATAATATACACTTATTTATGGAAAATTAATGTATATTATTTACTTGGAGAAGTTTCCGCCGTCCATTTCTATATTGACTGTCTGCGATTCTTTTGCTGTCTTTAATGCTTCAATCACATCTTCTTGAACAGTAACAAGCCTTGTCATTACCTGTGTTAATGAATCCGATAATTGGTGCATTTCTGTAGCAGATAGACTTATTGATCTATCGTTCTTTGCCTTAGCAGTTCTAACCCTTGCTATGAAGTCTTCTATTGGTCTAGTTTGTATTTTCATTATATTCTTTGATTGCATTGTTTAATACTTGTTGCATTTCTATTTTCGATTTCATAGGTCCCTTATGAGGATATCTACTTAAAGTAATTACCTTTGGACAATATGCTTTACGCCAACCTTTTTCGAAACAAATAATGTAATAACCTGCACAAAATAAACTTTTGGATTTTGGAGTTTTAGTATACATAGGTAACTGCTTTTGTACATCGAATAATGGATTAAACGGTTTTTGACTGCACGGAAAACCATGTACCGTATAATCTGTTCCGTCGTCGTGTTCCACTGCTTCTACGGTACTGTCACCAGGTACGCCTAGCACTATATCGTGTGCAAATATATCGACTCCAAATTTTTGAAAAAGACTTTCTTGTGTGTGATAAACTTGTCTTCTATCGGCCTTTGATAAGAATATCCAACCGTTGTTGTCTTTTTTTTGTAGGGTGCCTAATTTTTGCCCGTTCTGTTCAACTATCCAAAATTTATCTTTGATTAAGGTTTTTGCTTTTATTGTCATGCTACTAGTCTTGCGTTAAATGGTTCAACATATAATTGTGCTTGTTCAGATATTCTTTGTAAGTCATACTTGGCACAAAATTTCATAAATCTTATTCCTACTTGGCTGACCTGTTTAGTATCTCCAATTGCCTGTGCAATGGTTTGGTCAAGTTCTTCGATTATAATTTCCGGTTGTGCATGGAGATCAACAAGTAACTTATTACGTTCATAATCATCTAAAACTCTATGTTCTTTGCCTTCATGATCAACCCATTTGCTTAACATAAGATTATTCCAACTATAACCTTTACTGTTTCTATCTGCAAATGCTTCTTGCAAACCAACTCTGTTTTTTGTACCTTTTGTTCTCACGCCTGGGTAAGCACTGAAAATATTATCGCTTGGATCACCTCTCATTGCTTTTTCAAACACTATCCACTCGGTGTCTGGCGCAGGTTTTGGCAATTTAGTTTTCTTATCGATGACAGGGTTTCCTTTTTTATCAAACCAACCTTCATGTGTAATAGTTTGTTCGGTTACTCCATTATATTGTTTTACATTTTTGTTCACCAATTGGTTTAAATCTTTGTCTGTGCTTAAAATAACGTGTTTTTGATTTGGATGTTTATCGATCCATCTTGCAATCAAATCATCTGCTTCTACTCTAGGATTTCTTAAAACAGTCACGTTAGTTTTTGTTTTTATAAAATCTACAAAATCGTCATAGCACTCCCAGAACACATCATTTTCTTCTTTTTCTTTTTCTGTCATTGCTTCTATAAGTTCTTTACGATTACGTTTATAGGGTGCGTAATGATCTTTACGCCAACTACGGCCTTCTAAACAAAATACAACATGACTGCCATCAAAGTCGTTCCATGCTTTTTTAATTGAGTTTAGAGTGATATGTATAGCCATACCAATTTTTTCAGAAGAGTCTCCTCTTACTACGTGTCTTGCTCTAAAAAAAGTGTTTGCAGTATCAACCAAAATATGGGTCATTGTCTATCCCCAAAATTCTTTATCAAAAGGTTTTGGAAGTTTTGCTTTTATAGGCTTCCAAATTTTAATTTCAATGTCTCCGATAAATTTAGGACGTGGTATAAGCCAGCCTATTATAATGCCAAGTATGATATAACTCATTATGATATCTCCGTCTTGCCGTCTGTACGCCTGTTTATTTGTACGTATCCACCTGCAACGTCATTGATGCCTTGTTCGTTCCCTATTGTTCTACACAATGTTTGGAACCATCCATCAACAATCTGTTCTTCCGATTCGCCTTGGTATCCATTTTGTTGAAGCATATTAACAAATTCTTTATTCCAATCTAATTCAAAAAAACCGTTTCTAGGATTATCTGGATTTACATGAACGTTTAATACCTTAACCATAGGCTCATCACTTTTGCCTTTTTTAGACGTTGACTTTTTACTTGTTGTTGTTTTTTTTACTCTCATATTTGTCTTTTTTTCTGTTGTCATTTTATACGCCTCATTTATTTGTATATTGTACAATAATTTACACTTATTGTCTACTGTTTTTTATGTACCAATAGCATTACCAAAAAGATACACGTGAACTCTTGCCGCGACGTTATATCCTCTTTTAAAAGCCTTCTCAGCCACTTTACCAGCAGTAGCAGTCTGCTCCTCTTCCCTGGCACCTGTTGGCATCACCCATACTGGCCAATCAACCCCTGCATCTTTAAATTTTTTAATTACCAATTCCATCTCGTCCCATTCTCTATCATTAGGACCTACCACAAACTTCAATTGTCCTTTGCTAGATAGTTTTCTATACTCTGCAACTACCTCAGGCTTGATTGCTTTCTCTGATTTCTCACCTGACACAGTGAACAGTTTTGGACTACAACTAAAAAATACTTCGGTGTCTATTTTATTGATCCAATCTGCAAAAGGCTCTCTTATTTTTTGTGTGCCATTTGTTTCAAATGTCATTGACCCCGGCAAGTTATTTTGCTTTTCAAGTTGTTCATATATTCCAACTATTGCTTGTTGTCCAGTAGCCATTAATGGTTCACCGCCTGTGAAACACAAATGTTGTCTCTGTTTTGTTAATGGGTGTAAAAATAATCCATCTGGATTAGTTTCATTTTTCATTATATCCACAATTTTATTTGCCAGTATTGTAGGAGTTTCATGCCCCATTAATCCTTTAAATTTCTTTGCCCATGTGTATGAAGAATCGCAACCCTTGTCCCAAACAGGAAGATCTTCAACTCTTTTAACAGTTGAAACATCAAAGTCTTCGAATGGCAGTTCATATGTGTCAGGGTTGGTTGGATCCTTTTGACCAAATCCATTACACTGTAAATTACACAAGAAGAATCTTATCCAAGCAGTTGGTACCCCTGTATAGTGTCCTTCACCCTGTATGCTGTGGAATATTTCAGAGTAGTAGTATTTTTTTTCTGTAGTATTATTTTCGAGATTTGTCATTTTTTTTGTCTAGCCTTACTATGTTACTGGACTTTAAATGACCAACACTTTCTCGTTGTATGTCGTTGTGTCTGAATTCCGCCCAGTACAATTCAAACGCAACACCATCTTGCAATCCCTCAAAGGAATGATACAATCCTGGTTTTACGGCTGTGTAGTCACCGGCTTTAAGTATGGTCTCGTCTACTAGGTCGTAGTCCTTTTGCCATACACGGATTTTCATCTCGCCTGACATTACGTAGAAACCGTTCCATTTGTATTCGTGCAAATGCTTCGAACAAGTGCCACCTTTTACAAAGTCAATCCTGTGAAACTCGCAAGAACCGTTTGCTTCTATAAGTTCTGTTTGTCCCCAAATTTTGCCTGCTATGTTTCCCATAATGTTCTCTCTATATTTAATCTATTTCTGCTCTTACTATATGTTTTCTTAATGCTCTGACAAGTTCTTCTATTTTATCTACTACTGCAATCATATCTTTGTCAGTAATATATTTTTGTTTTTCTCTTAACCTGTCATACTCTTTTAAGGGTATTGTTACTGTGCTCTGTTCGTTTTCAAACGATTTGTCATTAGCGTAATCGTCTACACTTGTCATAAAGTCTCCTTTACTTTAATAATATAGCAGTTTCCTGTTTTTGTCAACTACTTGCCCCATTCTTCCCATGGGAATACTACCCAAGACGGTACTTCGTCTTTGTTAATTTCGTAACCATGATAATCAACGGTTGCTTTGCTTGGTTTGTTATTGATTAGGGCGGCAAACTTTATTCTACCATCTCCCTTACCAAAATTGTCTTCTATATATTTGAAGGTAGATCCTGTGTCGTTTATGTCGTCTATGATTAAAATTTTATTTTGAAACGCATATGCTTTTTCCAAAACAGTCATATTTGGTTTGGCTTTGTGATCTCGCAATCTTATGTCTAAGACTTCATGCGGTTTGTTCAATCTATGTGATAGATACACTCCCGGTATGCAACCTCCACGATTAATACCTAAAATCAAACTAGGCATCCAATTCGAATGGACCATTTGGTCCTCTATCTGTATAAGTGCATTACGCATTTGAATATTAGTAAAATATGTTTTATTAGTATCCATAATGATGATTTAAAATACCTAGTGTGTAGATTGCCAAAGATACTGAATTCAATACAATTAAAGATCTGTCATGCCAAAGCATTCCGACTATGACCCAACCAGCAAAACCAAAATTTGCAACGTACAAATTTATAGGGAACATATTTGCTGATGTAAAAAGCATTGCAAATATCAAGATAATACTACTTGCCCATTTGATGTACCATGATAAATCACCTCTTGGTGTAACTTTTTTAAACACCCTGCTTGAATTCAATCTTTTGATTTTATCATCAAGTTTTTCTTTTATAGGTTCTATCGCTTTACTTTCTGGTGTTTTGTTCATAAATCCTGTTAATTACATTGTTTGTTGTTACAAAACTTGCACACTTAGGCATATCCTTTAAACGTCTTGCTCCGATGTATGTGCAGGCACTTCTTACACCACCTAATATATCTTCTACTGTATTTCTTACAGGACCTCTATCAGGTAAATCTATGTGTCTCCCTTCATTTCCTCTGTAACCGTCTTTTCGCTTTCCATGTTTTTCTCTTGCCCTATCAGAACTCATTCCATAAAATTCTCTTTTACCGCCTACTAATTGTGTTTCCGATTCATCATGTCCTGCTAACATTCCACCTATCATGACCATATGTGCACCGCCACCTAGTGCCTTTGCTATGTCACCTGGATGCACACATCCTCCATCTGCCATTATGTGTCCATCAACACCATTGGCCGCATCAGCACAATCCAGTATTGCACTAAATTGTGGCACCCCAACGCCTGTCATTGTTCTTGTTGTACATACTGATCCAGGACCAATACCGATCTTAACAACATCAGCGCCGTTGATAATAAGTTCTTCAGTCATCTCAGGTGTGACAACATTTCCAGCAACAATAACTTTTTCTGGATATTCGTCTCTTACACGTGCTACAAATTCAACCATGTTTTGGTGATATGCGTTTGCCACATCAATTGTAATCATCTTAATATCAGGAAACATCTTAAGTATATCTTGCATATTTTTATAGTCTTGAGCGTCTTCGTCAAATACTTTGTTTGTGCCTGTGCAGACCGAAACACTTTGTAATCGGAGTCCTTGGCCAACTGCTTCTTTCCATTGTTCAGGAGTTGTTGTTTTTGTAATTACGGTCATCATTTTGTATTCTTGCAATACTTTTGCCATGCTAAAAGTACCAACACCATCCATATTACTTGCAAAAATTGGTAGGAAGTTCATGACTTTTTGTGAATTCCTAAATGTAAATTTTCTTGTCATGTCTACATCTCTACGAGAGGTCAGTGTAGAACGTTTTGGTTGTAGTAAAACATCTTCGAAATTTAATTTTGCATCGTAATTAATTCGCACTTTGTTGCTCCTCTTTTTCTTTCGCTTTACACATTTTTAAAATATTGTTGTAGTGTTCCCATGCATCTTGTAGTGCGGGATACTTGTCTCTTAATTGAGAGTCGTAATCAAAAGACATTTGTTCACCGTATGTGATATCAATCGGATCCACACTGTCCACTGTGTAAGTTTTTCCATTGTTCAAAAATCCGTCACTTGGTATCCACGAATCAAGTTCGATTTGATCTGATTGTATACTTGCTTGATACTGCTTAATTTTTTGTATCTTACTTTCTTTTGTCGTTTTCTTTTTTGTTTTTTGTCTAACCATGGCCCTTCATACTCATACAAATTTTATAAAACTCATCTCTTGTTGCAGGATCTTCTTTGAAGTGTCCTAGCATAATCGCAGTAGTCATGTCAGACTCGTGCTCTCTTACGCCTCTGTGTGTCATGCAGTGATGTTCTGCTTTCACTACTACCGCAATATTTTTTGTGTGTGCATATTCTTGCAATGCTTCAGCAATCTGTGTTGTCATTTCCTCCTGTATCTGAGGACGTTCCGCGATGTGATGTACAATCCTATTAAATTTACTCAAACCAATAACTTTGCCGTTTGGAATTATGCCTATCCATGCGTTACCTACAATGTTCTGAAAGTGATGGGCACACGTCGATCTAATGCTGATAGGACCACTGGTGTACATACTTTTGTAACCCATGTTCGGAAAACTCGTGACTCTGGGCATTGGCTTGTATCTACCACCAAATGTTTCTTTGATCCACATCTTTGCCACACGTTTGGCAGTTTCCTGTGTGTTGTGATCGTTTTCAGTGTCAATGATAAGGCTATCTAATAATGACTGCATTTTTGATTGTACTTCTTCTTGTAATTTTTCTATTTCACCTTCTTTGATATATTCAGAAATATTATCATTCGAATGAAATCTTGCCTGTGCTTTTTTAATTCTGTTTTTTATAGTTGAACTTATTTCTTCTTTTTTCTCCCACGTGTCTTTTAAAGTGTCATCCATTATTGTATTTCCTTTTTATTTGCCTTCTTATGCCAGTTTACAGCAGTTGATACTATTTTGTCAATAGAACTTAATTGAGGTTGCCAATTTAAATATTTCGTCGTATTGCTGATGTCGGCAACCAAAGAATCTGGGTCACCCGGTCGCCTAGGTTTTATGTTAATTTTAAAGTCACCTGTAAACTTTTTTACCGAATCTAGTAACTGTTTGTTACTTGTAGGAATACCACTGCCTAAATTAAAACTATTGCAGTCAATACCATTGCCAACAAGATTTATTGCCTGTATGTGTGCGTCAGCAAGATCCATAACATGAATGTAATCTCTCACGCAAGTTCCGTCGGGTGTTTTGTAATCGTCGCCAAACATATTAAATTCATTACCTCGTAAAGATGCATTAATAGCCAATGGTATTATATGTGTTTCTAACTCTCTCAATTCTCCAACTTCGGCATCTGGATCTGCACCTGCGGCATTAAAATATCTAAGGCTTATACTATTCAGTCCATGTGCTTTATGGTAGTCTCTCAATATTTTTTCAACCATTAATTTTGTTTGGCCATATGGGTTGATAGGTTTTTCATTTCCTTCAGCATCAAAACATATGCCATCTTTATCTTCTGGTATCCCGTATACAGCCGCACTAGAACTAAAAATAAATTTCTTAACATCTAATTCAATCAATTTGTCCAGTAACTGCAAAGTCATGACTAAATTATTTTTGTAATACTTTGATGGATTAGCAACAGACTCTCCAACGGCAGTATAGGCCGCAAGATTGATCACAGTGTCAATGGCATACCTCTTAATGATATCACCAAGTTGTGGTAAGTCTATTGGCAAATTTAAATTAAATGCAGGACCAAATGTATCTGCCCATGGTTTGTTTTTTAAATTATGATCTATAATCACAGGACTATAACCGTTCTTTGCCAACACCTTGCATATGTGCGATCCGATATATCCTGCTCCACCAATAACTAAAATAGTTTTTGCCATGCCTTTAGTATTTAGATTCTGATACTGGTGTCCGATAGTACTTGCCATCTCTTCTCCATTGTTCACCTTTACCTTGCATAATGTCAATCATTCTGTCTATAGTGCCATCAGTCCAATCTGAAATCTGTCCAATAAATGGTGAAGGTTCAATTATAAGTTTTTTTAGTTTTTCCATTGCATCTCTGCCTGACCATGGCACATACATTCTTGTCTCATCATTAGCAAAAGTCTCAGGAAAACTTCTGTATGCAGGAAACAATACATTACAGCCTAAGGTATCGGCTTCTGATACAGTGTTTGATACCCAATCTTGTAAAGCACAATTGAATAGAACTCTTGTATCATTTAACAGGTTATAGTAATCATTCTTCTTTAGATTTTCGTGTATTACTATTTGTCCTTCTTTTGCCATTTGTTTTGCTCTATCAACATAAACTTTATTATTAGATCTCAAAGGGCCGCCTGAGAATAAAGCAAATTCAACCTTTGGAAGTTTATCATTTTGATGCCAATGTTGAACCATATCCATAAAGAAGCCAGGTTGTTTCTCTTGGTCCCATCTTGCGGCAAAGCCAACTCGCATAGATCTATCTTTGAATGGCTTAATTTTATCAATTCTTGATCTTACTTCTTGTTTGCCAAAACTCAAACCGGATATGTTGTATATTGGTGCCTTCCAATTAGCAATACGCATATGTGCAACCATTTCCTCGTTGGTTGCAAGTATATTGACATTAGGAATTTCATTACACATCTCTTCATATAAACTCATCCATTTGCTCATACCCCAAACGTGAACAAAATCATCAGGGTCGATAGACTGTGCTAGACACCTTAGATAAATCTTTGGTCGGAACTCTTCAGGAGACTGTTGAATAATATATGGGAGTGATTCCATTCCTGGTTGGAACATATCTTCAAAAAATATTACATCTTGAGAAGTAACTTTTCCTTCTCTCATCATTTTGACCAAATTCATCATTTGACTCATTCCAAAGTATGATCTACCATGTGCATCTAGCACTTGACCTGTCACAATCGCCTTTGAGTCATCAATTGTTGTACCTGGAACAATTTCGTAATCAATTTTACGTTTTTTGAAAACGTTTTCTGTCCAATCCGTAAGTTGCAGGGTATATCTGCCTTCGTACGGTTCCAATCCCATATAATATATTTTCATTTTTAATCCTTGCTTTCTTTTAAGTACTCGATCATTTTGTCCGGTGTTGATTCTATATAAGGGTCATCATCTGTGCCTTCATTATTGATGCCTGGTTCCTGCCACCATTTTTCAATAACTCCATTGTTGATAACCGTCATGTATCTCCAACTTCTGTTGCCAAAACCTAAATGGTTCTTTCCAATCAACATACCCATAAACCTTGTGAAGTTTCCAGAACCGTCTGGTATCATCTTCACATTTGAGATATTCATGTGTGTACTCCATGCATTCATCACAAATGAATCATTTACTGATATACAATAGATTTCGTCGACACCCATATTTTTAATATTCTCATACTCTTTTTCAAAGCCTGGAAGTTGTTGCGAACTACAAGTTGGTGTAAATGCTCCGGGTAAACTGAATAACACCACTCGCTTACCTTTGAAGTAATCATCTGTAGTCTTATTAATCCATTGTCCACCTATAGCACAACCACCATCTGTTTCAACTTCATCACCTTCTCTGGTTCTAAAAGTAACTTTTGGTATTAACATTCCTTCTCTCATCTACGCCTCCTTTGCTATTAAGATACCACCACTCTGGGTGTGCTTAATTCTGTGTTTGTTTTGTAAAGCAAGTTGTAAAAAACTTTCATACTTTTCATTTTTTACAAGTAATACAATAGTCTCATCTCCATTATCATTGTAACCGGAGTGTGACCATATAAAATCTTTTCCGTATTTCATGCCCAAGTTTCCTGCGGTAGTACACAGATTTGCTACTGCGTCTACGGTGGTGTAACTTGCGTTCAACCCACCTCCACCTATCGGTAGGTATCCCATTCTCGTTGTTGCTCTTGATTCTTTAAAAGATATTTCTTTCCACTTATTTTTCATATACTGCGTGTGACCCATTTTCTCCATCTTCAGAAACGTCTATCTCAACTTTTCTGCCTGGATATTTCTTTGTTATCTGTATGTACAAATCATCTGATATCATCTCACAAGATTTGTAATCTAGTTGCAGTGTGCCTTCAGCATACATTTTTTCCAACCATCTTTTGAACTGAATAAATTCTATATCTCTATCATCGTGGAATACTTCTATTGCTACTTTAAAATGAAATATGTGTCTGTGCGGGTATCCAAGGAAACTTACATCATATTCATCTCCTGTTGCTAACTTAGGATCATCAAGTGCCGCTGGGTACTTGTGAATACCTTCTTTCCTAAAAGTTACCCAAATCATTTTGGACGATCTTTTTGCTTTTTCAATTAAAGCAGTATCTCTTGATTGTTCCGGTATATTGTACATTTGATCTATCACGCCGTCTGTTTCTTTACCCATACTGTATTCTCCTCCAATGGTTCATCTTTTTTATAGTCACCCCAATCAGTAAAGCCTGCTTTAGTTTTAAAGTCTTCCATATTCATAGTCCATACACCTGGGTTAGTTTTGTTAAAATCTACATCATCAATTTTGAAACATAATTTTTTATCTTCTTCACTGTTTTCAAAAATTATAGAACAAAATGGAATAAATTTCTTGTGTTGCCATACTCCACTATATTTCTTCTTTACCTCATCATGAAGTTTATAAGGATAATCGATTGTCACGTAATAACCTGCATCTAATAATCTACTGACGTGAAGTGTTTGGTTAGCCAAGTTGTTAACGAAGGTTCTGTTCGCACCAAAATATACCGCTTCAGCATCAACTCCAACTGCATTTTCTAGTATTTGATCGTATGTAAGATCATTCCTTGCAAGGAATAATGTTTGCAATCCATATGCCGGAGTGTGTTCTACTTCTTTACCAGCGAACATACGCACATCATCTTTTATTCCATTATTATAATCTCGGAGCATAGTTTATTATACTTAATTTTCGTTTTTTGTCAATTCAGTAATTGCATCTTTTATAGTTAATTTTTGTTTTTTCAATCTTACCAAAACAGTTTTGCTTTCTTGAGATCTATCTTTTTTTCTATCTTCTGTGAGTTGGATTACCTTTTTGTCTAACCAACCGTGTAATTTCTTTAACTTTTTCATTTTTTTACTTTGTCCGCTCATTTACGCTCCTTCAAATAATGAACTGAAATTGTTTTTACCTTTACCACCACCTGTTGCTCTCGCCCATCTAGTGCCTCTTATATCGGCAAGATAACTTCTGGCAGAACTAATCAGTTCCATTGGTTTTTCACTAGTAAATACTTGCTCAACAAACGAATTGAAGTACAATATGTTTCTTGGCACGTAATCACTCATTTCATCTGTGTTATCATCACCTTTTGTTTTTCTCCAATGATTTACATCAGGTTGATGTTTTAACATCTCGATATCGTTTAAATCATTTGCTGTCTGCACCGCTCTAATATGGTTATAAACATTATGAGCCATCATCAGCACATAACTGAAACTGTCCCAACTTGTTTTGCCTTCTTTGTTGTTTTTATTTAGGTCGCCTTCACCATACCAACAAATATCTCCCATTTTCAATTTGTCTCCAATAGCCGATGGAAAAGGAAACGGTATAATACTATCTTTAAGTCTCTTATCATCCGGAGCCTTTTCCATGATATACGACCATCTTTTAGGGGTGAACAAATTATGCGTATAAACCAGTCCATTAGCAGTTGATAAAAATGCTGATGCCGAGTCAAAACTAATTGTAAAATTTTCATTTATATGTTTTCTTACTTGTCTTTGTATTTGTGTTAAAAAGCAGGCCCAATCTAGTTGTGACGTACCAAGTACGTGCATCCAGTCTTTACCGTCAAGTTTCTTTTCATCTCTCATTATGATTAGACGTTTCAACATAACTTCCATATCACACATATTGATACCGCCCATTGCCCAACCTTCGAATTCAAAATCTTTGACAGCGTCATACCAAATTTGTGCTGTCTCCCAATCATCACCTTGTAATACATTTAAAAATTTTGTCTGTCCTAATCTATTCTTTTGGAAAAATTTATTGTTGTAAATTGTACCATCTAGTGTGTCTTGAAAACTAGTAAGTCCTGTCTTTGGCGAATTCAAATCATCAGCCGCCCACGTAGGCACATCAAGTGTCATGGCCCAGTCGCTTGTAAGTTCTAGCCAATTTAAAATATTGCTTCTTACTGTGTTTGCTTTGTTCCCTTCGAAGTCTTTCCAATCAAACTTTATAACACCTTTGCCTAACTGATATCCTCCGGAGTCTCCTACTATTGTGCTAAATTTTCTATCTCTATTAACACACATAGAATCTCTATCTGCAGTCTGTTCTAAATTTAAACAGGCGTGTCCTGCCGAGTATAGTGCAGTAGGATAGGTAAAGTAACCTTGATCAGGATTGATAAAATTTAAACCTTCAACGCCGTTGTGAAATGTAGATGGTATTCTGTCTGCCGGAATATGCTCACCTTTAGTAACCCTTTGCTTTGATATAAAGGTATTATAAAAGTTTGAAATAGCAGGCAGGAATACTGCATAGTCTCTGCTGTATCTTCCTAAATCTTCTTGCCTGCTATCCATTATTGCGCCTGTGCTGGTATTATGTATTTGTATTCTCCCAATCCGGAATCAACAGTAACCTGCATTGCACCCTCATTAGAGAAATGCAAAGTTAGTTTTGCTGAATCAGATAACTTCAAGATCTGTAATACCTGTGCAACTGGCCAACTCCAACCCTTGTTCAATTCACCTGATACACCATTAGCAAAAACAAATTCTCCACCATGCGACGATTGGTCACCAAAAGTAAAAATTAAGTTTCCGTCCTCTGTTCTTACAACAAAAGAATTGTGTTCTGTGTTTGCAACAGATTGAAAGTTGAACCTCTGTACACTTGCCACTGAAGGCTCGATTTCAACGTCCCACTTAACACCTTTAAACTTTACGGTTTTAAGTTTCTCGTTAATAATCTCAGCATTCATGAACCTATAATCATTCTTGAAATCTCCCTTTTCATTTTCAAAATGAATACCAGTTGGAGTTTCTGCTCCATTCCTAGTTCCGTTCATTACAGAAATGTTTGCTTTGTCTTTGTACTCCGGACACTTCAAGTGAATATCTAACTTATTCAATTGAGGCATTCCAAATACACCAACCATTTCTTTATATGCTTTTTTAAATGTACCTTGCAAGATTACTGATCTGTCTTCTGCCATTGAATCAATTGTTGTTGAATCATCGGCTCCAGTTATTTTAACTAGATCGAGGAACCCCAGTCCATGCGTGTGTTTAACTATGTCTTGTAAGATGTCTTTCATAATAACTCCATTATACATTATATTTAGATTTAGATCAATAGTAAAAATAATTTTACCATTAAAAATCAAACAACTTGTTGAAAGTGTTAGATGTTTCTGTGGATTTTATGTCCCAACCTAAAACTCCAATCAAGTTATCCAATTTACCATCAAGAATAGTTTGTTCCATTGCGTCATGATCAAAAGGCAATTCTTGAAACCATTCTGGTATTCTTAGTTCATCAGTAGGATATGCAATTGATGTGTAACCAAGTGGATTGTTTTTAAGTTTGCACACAATTACCTTAGCACCATCCGTAATTGGAAGCGAATATTTGTCAGTGTACATAGACTTACAGTTGTTCCAATTGATACTTGCTCTTACGTGTCCGGGCATATTTGTTTTGCCTTTTCGTTTTTCCTGCTCATGATATTGTGTAACATTGTTTGCTCTCTTTGGAGATCCTTTTTCCCAACCTGGTTTTGCTTTAAACTCTATACGGAAGTTAGTAATTGCTTGTAGGACTTCTTCTTCTGTTTTACCAGTGAGAACCATGTAAAGTACGTCAGATAGAAAATCTTGAACAAACACCGGAGTATCAGATCTTTTTAGATCTAGTCCCATTGCTTTTACTTTTCCTAGTTTACCCGCAGTGTCATAACGTTCACCTTCCTTGTCGTAATATAATACCGCATATCTTTTCTTTGTAATAAACAAGCCTTTTTGTGCAACAAGTTCTCTACCACCTCTAATAACTTCACCTCTTGTTTTTGGACAATGAAATGCTTTAGTCATAAAATTAGGAAAACTTACATTTACTTCATCCGCAATTTTGTTGTAAAGTTCTATAATATTTTCCTTATCCCATTGAATCGCTCCAGAATCAATTTCTTTTTTGAGTGGACTGTATGCACTAAAATAAGCAGAATCAGTGTCTCCATATATTATACTGTCTCCTGTATGATTGTATGTTCCTGTAATTACTTCATTTGTTTTAGCGGCCATGTGCTTTGTTATGCACCTACCAGTCAAAGTTACAGATTGTCCAATACGTATGTCAAAAAATCTACAACCTGGATTCAATATTGCACCATACAGAGAGTTCAAATTAATTTTTTTAACAAGTTGCCTTTTATCCCAAAATTCTCTTTCAATATTATTATCTCCACAATCTATCATTTTTTGTTGCATTTCTTGTCGTTCAGCATACCAACGTTTTAGAAGTCCAGGAATTATTGCTTCGAACTCATATGTGAAAATAGTTCCGTTGGCACTGATCATCCATTGATTATTGCCTTCAAATATCAAATCATATAATTGAGCCGCTGACATTTTTACACTTGTATCATCTTCCCAATCCACAATTATTTCTGTTCCTTTTTCTTTATTCATTACCGCTTGATATTCCCAACTACCAAATTGTCCTTCCCATGCCGCCGCGAAAGATTTCTTCTGGTATCTTGCTCGATTAATTTCTGCAGATGTAATCACTGGACGTATCTGACCAACAATAGATTCAGGACCCATATTCAAAGCACGAATAACACTAGGATACAGGGAATTAATGTCTATTGATCCGATCCAATCATGTACACCTTTTTTTGGAGTGGCCACATAAGCACCTGCGGCCGTCACAGGTTCTTCATTGTCATCTTTGTTTCTGTATTTTCTACCAGGTACTATCATGCCTCTTCTGTGCGTTTCATTTACTATTGCTTGTTCCGTAACTGCCACAGCACCCATTGTAGTTTGTAGCAACACAGTGTTTTGGTGTGCAATTTCGTTTGCTAATTCAATAAATTTTAATTTCTTTTCAAGTTTAGCAAGTAGGTTGGTGTCTTGCCTGTTATATTCTATGAACAAGCCAAAATCATTTTTGTATAGGTTATCCAGTGACCCTTCATATACAGTTTTCTTTTCTCCTAGTTCATGTTCACCGATAGCATCTAATCTGTATGAATGTCGTTCTTCGTATGTGTATTTCCTATAAAGTTCTAGTAAGTCTAAATGCACTCTTCCTATTAGATCATAACTTAATTGCTCTCTCCCATATTTTTCAAATGTTCTTTTCCTAGGCTTTTCACCCCAAAAGCAAAGTCTTCTCGTATCGTCGCCGGTTAAAACTTTTTGTATTCTTCCAACAGTGTAAGGAATATCATAACCTTCGGAGTTCCATCCACTTAATATATCAGCGTCATCTATCAAAGTAAGGAAAGCATCAAGCATATCCTTTTCTTTTTCAAACAGTAAAACGTTCTCAAACCTCTCTACTTGTTGTTTTGCATGACTCATATTCATACCCTTTGGTGGCATTGCCAAAGTTATTAATTGATCAGTCCAATTAAGATAACAACTGATTGCAGTTATCGGCATGAAAGGATCATCTGTAGTGGAATATCCTCTTTCTGGATCAAAGTCAACCTCAATATCAAAAAAACAAACGTTTAGTTTTGGAGTTTCTTTTCCTAAGTAATTTTCTTCCAAGCAACGAAACACAGGATTTATATCCTGTTCAAACAATTCATATTTTGATCTCATACGTTGTTCCTTAATGAATTCTTTATGCGTGGTACAAGAGACTTTTTGTAACTTCTCTCCTGTCATCGCTTTGTATTTTCCACGTGCATCGGGATAGTAAAAAGTGTATCTAGCAGGATAGTCTGTAAAAACACGTCTACCTTCTTGATTTCTTTCAACCACGTATACTTTATCTTCGTCTTTTTTATAAAGTGCGTCTATGTAACTCATTTATTTTCCAATTGAAATTTATCTTTGCATATATTGTAAAACTTTTTTGCAACCTCTTTATCCAACACCGTGCTCTCTGCAGATAGTTGTCCGGTCTCGTATGCATAGTTTAACGGATAAAGTCCAAGATGTCTACTCATATCTATGTAATCAGGTATATTAAGTGCGTGTCCTTCTCTTGTGGTAAAAGCATCTGGTGGCGACAAATAATCATAATAACTGGTCCAGTTAAATGGAATGTTCTTTGACTTACAAAAACTTATTGCAGTGAAAATATGTTTGAAACTATCATTATACAGTTTTGTTTGATCATTCAACTGGAAGAAGTGATGCCAAAGTTTTTGCGACCTGTAATGTTCCTGCCACTCACCGTTTTTGAATCTCCCACATCCGCACCAGTTTTTATCTGATGTTTCCACCTGATAAGGATAATCTTTTAATTTTTGATCCTTTCTTAATTGCATATCAACTCTTGTCAGTCCTGTGAACTGCAAAAATACATAATCCAACTTTGTTTTTATTGTATTATCCCATTCGAAGAGCATAGAAGAAATATATTCGTTACCCATTCCTGGAGCAGATTTGTTATACCATGTGATATCTTCTTTTTGGAATATGTCATCGAGAACATACTCAAGACCTACACAATGTTCATCACCTATAATTAATGCGTTCATTAAAATACAAATACTTTCAAATTGCCAATTATATTCATTAGTGTAAACCAAGCAGTCAAAGTACATAACCAGATTTGCCTACGTCTAATTGCCGCAACTAGCAAAGTGCTTGACCCTACCAAGTAAAGGGGAAACACTATACTCATTATAGGATTAGGCGAAGTAAATGTCAAGAAGCAAGATCCTGCAATGGTAAACGATACCGAAACCAACTCAAACCAAAATGATAATTTGTCTGACTTATAACTGCTTACCCAAAATTCTTTGAGTAATTTCAACATTATAATTTCCCGGCTGAGTTCAGTATGCTTTCAAGTGTATCCATATCATCGGCAATGTTTTGGTAGTTTCCTTTGTGTGCCACTGATATTGCTTTGTTTATAAGTGCTGGTTTCAATTCAAGTTCTTCAGCCACTGCTTTCACAGTATCTTTGAGACCGGATTTCAAATCCTCGACTTCTCCAAGTACCTGTGAACCTTGAGATATTATTTGAATTATTTTCTGCTTTTCTGCATCATTAAAATTTCTAACTGACATTTATGCTCCTTTGTAGGCGTCTAAAGTTCTTTGAAATTTACCTGCGTGTGATTTTTCTGCCTTTGCTAATGTTTCGAACCAGTCTGCGATTTCATCGAAACCTTCATCTCTGGCTGTCCTAGCCATGCCTGGATACATATCTGTATACTCGTGCGTCTCTCCGTGTATGGCCGATGACAGATTTTGTTCCGTCTCACCCATTGGTTCACCTGTTGCTGGATCTCCCACTTCTTCCAAGTATTCTAGATGTCCGTGTGCGTGTCCTGTCTCACCTTCTGCTGTTGATCTAAATACAGATGCCACGTCAGGTGCGCCTTCTATGTCTGCCTTTTGAGCAAAGTATAGATATCTTCTGTTAGCCATTGATTCGCCGGCAAAAGCGTCTTTTAAGTTTTGTGCTGTTTTGCTTTCTTTTAGTTCCATTTTTTTTCTCCTGTTATATTTGTATTATATAACAGAATTTGACTAGATGCAACTATTTTTTTGATTTGTTTGAAACGTTTATTGCTTTACCACGTCTGTCTGGATTTTTATCTTTTGATCGTTTTCGCCTTACTGCCGAAGCAATGGCTTTTTTACCACCTTTGGATCTCAATGAGGCCGCTCTGGCTTTAGACAAACATTTAGGTTTTCCTTCACCTTTGCCCCTATCGCCACACTTGCCAATACGTTCACCTTTGGCGTTATATCTGTCCCAGCCACCTCCGCCGGCACCACCTTTTTTGCCTTTGCCGAACCAGGCTCTTAAATCTTCGTGTAAGTCGCACTGAGAAAGAGCATTGTAGTTTCTTCTTAAGAAATTTAAAGCAGATGATTCATCCTGAGATTCAAATACAACTTCATTAAATTTATCTATAACTTGAAAAGTATTTTCATTTTTAACGCAGTTAGGTACACGTTTTCCAAAAAGCATTTTGGTTCCTTTTTTGGTGTAACCTTTCCAACATCTAGTTCCTTCTAAAATTTCTAAAATTTTCATTTATTAAAACTTTCATTAATATCGACTGAACCGTGTCGTGCATCTTTGGTTGGATTACCTTCTTGTAATACTTTTGCCCAAGTGGTCATATTAATTGCACAATTTTTAACTTGATTGAAAGTATCATCATCCTTTTTAATTTCATCTAGTCCTTGTGCTTTTGATTCTACGTTACATTGTGGTGGAATAGTAAATCCTAAATTACTTGCAAAATTAAAACAGTTTCCGTGTATATGTTGGAATCCATCTCCGCCGCCTGATACTAAAGTACCAAATACTTTATTATAAAAAGGTTGGAATTTATTATCCTTTGCCCAACTGTATATTGGATCCATTCTTTCAAACATTGCTTGTATGTGACAACTGTGTCCACCCCACCATATCGGTGTTGCAAATACTACACCATCTGCTTTAAACATTTTTAAAAGATGTGGTTTTAGTTCATCATCAAGATCAGATGTTGAACCTTCGTAATTTAATTCTCTTAATGTAATAATTTCACATTCATGATTTAATTTTTCAAATGCCAATTGAAGCATTTTACATACTGCGAATGTATTTGATTCAGCGTCCGGCTTTAGGCTTCCATTGTAAATAATAAATTTCATTACTTCTTGCTTTTGTTACCCCAGTTAGCCGCACCAACTTTTCGGCAACGGACTAAGGCACCAGAAGCATAAGCGGATGGCCAAACTTTGTATCTTGATTTAACTTTGTGATAGCAGGCGTCTTTTTTCTCTGCCAACACTTCAAATTCTTCTTCAGTGATTCCTGTGACTTCGTTTACTTTTACCATTTCCTACAACTCCAATATCTTGCTTTTGTTTTTGGACCTGGATTTGCACAGTTGTGACGTGCTCTAAAACTTTTCCTTGCTTTAGGATTTGATTTTCTGATCCTCATGGTTTTTCTTTTAGCACTTGTACCACCGTGTCCGAAGTTGACTTTTTTAACATTTCCGGATTTTGGATCTTTTACATAAACTTTAAACTTCTTGACATCACCTCTCATTGGTTTGTTAAGTGGAACTTTTCGTCCTCTGTATTCTGCATCAAATAATTCTGTCTCGTCTTCTGGGAAACCTAGTGGACCTAAAACTTCTTCAAAGTCTTCGTCTTCTTCTATATCAAATTCATCGCCTTCTGGAAATGGTGTGTACTCATGTTCATCCATAGATAGGTCATCTTCAACCTGTCCCAATGCTGTCAGTGCCGATGTTTTTGCATCATCATCTATAGGTAGTTCTGCTATTCTATCTTTCATTGCTGAGATGTCAAGCATTAATTTTGTGTAATCTATGTCGCTTTGTTTCGGTTCTTCTTGTACAGGTGCGTTGAGACCGTCAATCCTGCTTATTATATCTTTCATATTTTCAAAACTAAAACTCTCTGTCATGTTTGCTTTCATCATTTGGTTTGGTGCTTTAGTAAAATCATCTGTTTTACGTAGTCCTCTACTGCCTGCGGAGTTAGGACTTTGCTTCTGTTCATCAGAGTCAACGTGCCCTCTTTGGGTCAATCTAGTAACATCATCTAGATATTTTTGGTATGAAAATTGTGAACCGCTCATAGTAGTTGTATTTATTAAACTTGCCTTATTGCTAATTTAATCTACGGTTTTGATTATTGTGGAAATACGCACTAATGCGTTAATTGTTGACTATTTTTGCTCTGATAAGTCATTTGAGAACTTTACGTCCTCTTTTTCAACAGGTGCTTCTCCAACGTCTAGACGTTGTCCTTTTTGTCTAGGTTGATCATCAAACTCTTTGTCTAGCATTGGCACTTCACCAGTATCATCTTCTTCTTCTTTGTTGTCTTTTTCTTCGTCTTTATCTTTCTCAACAACCACTTCTTCTTCCGGTTGTTCAGCCTTTTCAGCATCTGCAATTACATCTTTAGTTTCTGGTGTGCTTATAACAAATGAATCTTCATTCATATCAACTTGATTGTTTGAAAATTTATTGTAAAGTTCAACTAAATCTTCTCCCTCTGCTTCTTTAACATATTCAGTGACGTCTTCGATAAATTTAGATTTGAATCCTTCTATGTCTAAAGTTGCTTCTTCTTTTTCTTCTGCTTTTAACTCTGCGAGTTGCTGTTCAAGTTCAGCAATTTTTGTTAACCTTTTGTCTTCTTCTGTAACTGTTTTTTTGATTGTTGTAGAAATAGAATCATCTGCATCTGATTCCTCTATTGCTTTTGTGATGGATGATTTTTCTGTTTGTTCGTCTTTGTCTTCATGAGTTATTCTATCAACAAGTTTTTCAGCGTCTTTTGAAATAGATGCTGGTTGTTCATATTCTTTAATTCCTGCCAACTTGGCGATATCTGCTAATGAAACATCTTTATTATCTAAAACTTGTGGTTCTGCCGATGCGGCTTCCATGAGAGAGTTTCTTTCTTGCTCAGGAGAAAAGTTGCTTAACTGGTTAAGTCTCGCCACTAGATCCGCAAATGTGCTGTCTTTTTGTTTTTTGTTACGTGCCATATGATTATTTAGTCTTGTTACAGTTTTATTTAAGGCGTTTATTTAACTCTATAGCCAATTTTGACTCGTATGCCAGTCCTTCTGTCGGCATAAACTTGCTGTATTTGTCTTGTAAGTAGGTGACGTGATTTAAATCCTTGCCTATGTCTAGTCTAATTTTTGCATCTTTCAAGTCTTTTTCAATTGCTTTGGCCAATTCTGTATCACCTTTTTCTTTGGCCATTTCAAGTGCAGTGTTCATGGCTTTGACAGCAGGTACACTATTGTCTATTGCATTATTGATTGATCCAAGACCCGCAACTGCTCCAACAATGATGCCAGCGGCAGTTAAATTCCTTGCCCAATCTTTAAGTCCTTCATCCAATTCTTCGTCCTTTAAATATCTATCTTTTATTTTGCCTATTTCTTGATGATTGGCACCTTTACCAGCGGCACTCTGTATGGCCTTCATTCCTGCTTTTCCATACTTCTTAACTCCTGCCCTGTACATGATTCCGCTTTCATTAGTTGGCATGATCTCTTTCATTTCGGTGTTAATGAAACTAGGCACTCTATCTAGATATGTTTCTGCTTTTACTTTAGCACTAGGGTCTTTGTCAATTACTGCTTTGGCAAGTTCTGCCCCATAACCCAAATAACTTTGTGCTTTGCCTAGCACTGGAAAAGGATTTCCTCTAAAATTATATTTGTCTTCGTTGGTTGGTTTATCCTTCATTAATTTTAACTTACGTCTTTTCACTTCTGCCTTTGCCACGGGATCTGTCATTACCTTTTCATCTCTCTCAAGGTCTTGTAGTGCTTTCATAAGTTCTCTGTAATGTGCCATGTCTCTTGGTTTAGTATCTGCATATTCATCTGTACGTGCTTCTTTGGCCATTTTTTTCTCAAATTCTTGCACCCTCTTGTTTAAAATTCTCATCATTCCCGGTTTTGTATCGATGTCATCTAATTTTGTTTCACGTGCTAGTATTTCATCGATATTCTTTTTAACAATTTCTGAATGTTTAGCAAATGTTTGTGAATCTATCTCTTCTCTGTATGGATTTAATTTTTGATATTCTTCGTAGTTGTGAACACCCTGTAAATAGTCCGCCGCTTTGTTCAGTTTGCTCTGCACCCAACCCTCTAGGTCGTCACCCTTTTTAATCATGTCCATTAACTCGATTGCGTACTTGGCAGTGTGATACAAAGTGCTTTTGCTCATGTGTCCCTCGCCTGCGTCTTCCGTTGTGACTGCGTCTCTCATCCTTGCATTCTTGATGCCCATCTTTTCTAACTTCTCAGGCATCTTCGTTACAACAAAACTACCACTTGTATCTTGTTCGTCAAATTCATAGCCTGCGGCCGACATCATACTTTTAATTGCAAAGTTTCCGTCTGATGATCCAAAGCCTTCACCTTCTGGCCAGTCATCATATTCTTGTTCTACTTGCTCTCCTGCCGCTTTTAATTCTTTTGCGTAGTTCACATATTCATCTGCTGAAATAAATTTCCTCATCACAGCCATTCTTACCAGGTCCATACCTGAGCCAAATGGTGCGTCTTCATTAAATTGTAATAATGCTTTTTTTACTGAAGTATTTTTTGATAGATCTTTTTGTAATTTTTCAATTTGTTTTACAGCACCAGTATAATTACCCGCCATCTTTTTAGCGATATCTTTTGCTTTTGAAACCAATTTCCAACCAGAAGCGTCTTCAGTCATACCACCGTCATCGTATAGGCCAGCCTTTTCGCCTTGCATATAACCATGGACTTTCTTTACATAGTCACCTGCTAGATCAATCTTTTTTGCTACCCATGATTCCATTTCAGCGGCATCGTCGATCATGTTATGGATTTTGATAGAGTGTTTTCCAATTTTAAGCAATTGGTTTAGAGCCATACTTGCTTCGTATGTGTCTGGTTTTACTGGTTGGTTGTGTAGTTCGTTTATCTTCATATTAATTAAATCCGAAATGTGTAACTTCTGGATACTTTGCTATAATTTTTCTTGCTAATTCGTTGTGTGCTTTAATCTGTTGATTCATGTGTCCTTCTGGTCTTCCACCTGAATACATAGTTGGTCCACCTGGATTTTGGTCAACTGTTGTTGGAATCTCTGCCGACGGCTTATCTATATTTTTTTGTAACCATTGTGTTGATCTTGCTATAAATTCTTTTGCTGGTACAGGACCGGCATCTTCAAAATCTGGATCATATCCTAATGTGTCAAGAAACATTCTCATACTTGCGTTGCTCATATAAGGTGTGTCTAATGGTTCATCTTTCGACCATTCATCTGGAAATGTCCAGGTTTTTCCCTCTGCATCTTTTGGATCTTTGTAGTAAGGCATCATTGATGCACCTTCTTTTATGTTGAATTCTTTAAATCTCATCTTTTTATTCCTGGTCCGCCAAATATATTTACTCCTTTTAAAGCATGAGCACCTTTGACAGTTCCGTTAGGGTTTTTTGGCTGAACAACTTTTGGTAATTTTGGAGCCTTAGTTCCCGATCTACCCGGTGATCCATGATAAGACTTTTTAAATCTATCTTTACCTATCGCTATGTGAGGACTTACGACAGTTGAAACGTTTCCTGCACTAGTGGCTCCGTCTGTGGCATATTCTCTTATTATGACTTCGTTTATCTTCATTTCTTTTTCTTACGTCCCCTACGCATATTTATTTGCCATCTTGCCAGTCTGCCTTTCTCGCCTCCTGACTTGGCCGCCTTTTGTAACTGCGCCATTGTGGCATTTTTTGGAATACCTACCCTTTGACTTAAACCTTTTCTACCAGGATTTTTCCCATCATCAAAATTTTCAAGTCCTAATTTTTTAACATTTTTTCTTTCATCACCAATTTTAACATCCTTGGTTGCGTTCTGTTTTGTAATAATTCCAACACCTGCCGCATCTTCTGTTTTAATATTGGACATTTTACCTGTTTTTCTGTATTGTGATAACTTGTCTTGCACCCTTTGATTCAATGGTCTTGGATCATAATCTTTTGTTATAGGTTTCTTCTTGACAGTCCTATATGTAGTTCTAGGACGGGTAGTTGCAAAACCTAATATTTCTTTGATCTTCATTTTTTCTTCCTGCCTGCACAATGAGCCTTCTGTGAGAAACCTTTCGGATTGTTGCAGTTGATAGATTTTTTATATTTTTTACTCCAACCTTCTCTAACTCTAAAAGGATAGGAAATAAAGCCAGGTGCGTAACCCATTCTCATACGGTTTGTGGCTCTTTTCTCATACTTTTTGAGTTGCTTTTCCACATCAGGGTGAGCATATTTTGTTGCATATTCATATATTTCAATGATTCTCATAATATTATGTACTTATCTTATGCTTACAGCCAATAGTGATTAAAAATTGGGTATCCCGGTAAGAGCAAAATCACCCTTTCTGCTTTCAAACCATTTTTTCCCCACATCTTTAATCTTGTTCCAGTCGTATCCTTTGTCTGTGTGTGGATGCTTTTTGTTCAGTATACTGTTTCGAAGTTTTTCTGGTAGTTTATATCCGTGCTCTTGCATATATTTGTCGAAATGCTCTTCTGGTATGTTTGCTATGTTCATGTAGAAAGGATCAAAAATTATGTTGTAGTAAGTATCGGTGACATTATCATATCGCTCTTTAAATCCCTCCATCCATTCCACAAGTTCGTGGGTCTTGAAAAAATTGTATACGTGTATAGAAGGACAAAAATATGACTTACCTGCTGTTTGGGCCTCTATTAATTTTATTATATTTCTTTCTAATGTTTTGAAATCACTTGGAAATCTTATAATATCATTTAGCCTTCCATACGCATCTATACTAAACATTAAGTCAGTTTTAAATTGGCTTAACAGTTCTACGAATTTAGGATTGGCGTTTGTGCAGTTGGTGTTAAATTCAAGTCTGATGTTTTTATTGTATCCGTGTTTGATGCAGTGTTCCATAATTCTATGTACGCCTGGATTAATGCTAGGTTCTCCGCCGGTCATGTATATTACTTCTAGGTTGGGCAATAAATCTATAATCTCCTGCATGGAGTCTTCATCTTCATGCCATGTCCAGTTTTTAAATTTTGTATTTTTTACAAAGTTTTTTTGGGGTTTCGTCCTTTTGCCATACCAGTAGTTGCTCTCCATCATGAACTTGCCCTGCTCTTCGTGTTTCCAGAACTGGTCACTGGATCCGGCGTTGCACATTATACAACCAAGGTTACATAAAATACTAAATCTTAGATCCAATTGTAAAATTTTCTTATTTTTTTCTAAATTATCTATTCCGTGCTCTGTTCTGTGGTGTTCGTATGTTTCTAATCTTTTCTTTCCTGGGAGCATACATCTACGACAACCTTTGCTCCAATTCCCTTTCTTCATCTCCTCATACATTGGAAACAATATCTTTTCTCTGTAATCTGATATAGGAGTCTTTAGAGGACTCTTGTGGTATTCAACGTGCATAGGATCTTCTTCTTTTCTAAACCAACAACATGGTTTAAATTGGTGATTGTTAGTCACATACAAAGAAGTAAGTGGAGCCAAGCATGGATTGGTTGGCTTCTCTTTAATTTCATCATTGTTTAAGAAAAGATCGTCTTGCATCGTAATACTTATATTACACACCAATTTAGTTCATTGAAGAATTTGATAGTGTCTTCGTATGAGTATTGTTCTTTGATGTCCATTGATATGATCGACCTTTCCTTGTTAGAATTATTTTTCACCCAATGCCATGCACTGACATTTATAATAACACCATTTTTCATGTTAAACTTATGTCCTAGGTCTTCTACTTTTTGTGCTGAAAGTCCTTGCTCGTCTGGTGTTCTAACCATAGGGTCTATCTCGTTGTTAAATTTGTAATCCGATACGCCTAACCATGAATCCTCGGGTATTATCACAGGTAGGTTTATAGCGGCCCTTCTGCCTCTATCCCTGTGTACTCTCATTTGGCGTTTATCCGGTTTCATCCAGTATACATTTACACTGCTTACGTATTCTGTCCATGGATATTTTTTCATCAATTCATTACACTCGTTGTAATATTCGCAAGTATCCTCGAATGCAGACCACGTCGTTGCTCGCCAACCCCATGGCTCTACGATGTGTTTCTTGGGAGTATTAGCAACAACAATTTTGCCAAACTCTATCATCTCTTGAATAAAATCAGGTTTGTTTATTTCGATGTAATTTTTCATTATACCCAGCCGTTTTCATTAAACAGATTAACAATATCTTTATAGTAATAATCTCTGTGTGGTTCAAATGCTATTTGAATTCTCTCGTCCGCAGTTTTGTTTATCACGGTGTGCCACACTTTAGTATTTAAAATTGCACACTGTTTCATTTCACGTTCAACTAAATCTGCACCTAAACTTTCTAGTTTTTGATTCCTTTTTTCATTCCATGTGCCATCTGCTTTGGAATCTATGTACAGGTTAATTTCTCCTTCTTGCATTTCTCTGTTAAGAACTAACAATTTTTGTTCTTTATTAATTTTTATTGGAAAATTTATTACACAATGTCTTCCAATATCAACGTGTAAAGGTAGACTAGAATAATTGTCAAATGTGAATATTTTAATTTCTGATATTGTTTTTAACACAGGTGCAAGATGTTTGTCAAAAATAGCAATATAATTTTTGGGAATAAGATTATTCCATTTGCTATCATGCTTGTAGAGATTTCTATAATGATGTTTTTTTGGTGCTCCTGTAAGACTTTTTATTTGTTCTGTTTTATAAATGTCTATACCAATTTCTTTATCTAGAATCTTACCTGCAAGTTCTGAAAATGCATCCGTGAGTTCACTCGGCCAAGATACATAAGTCAGGTTCACGTGTCTATTCCTTGCTTCTGCTTTTTATTTTTTTCTATTTGTTGAATCATGTTCAAGAATTCTTTTCCTATGTCTTTGAATTCTTGGTATTTTGGATCTTTTAAAACTTTATCACTGAAATATTGATCCATAAAATCAAAGTTCTGTGGTATATCTTTAGGCCATGCTGTCGATGGTACTAGTGCACCGGCACCAAAAGCCGCTGTTGCCGCCGCACCTTTGCCTACTTTCTTAAGAAAGTCTCGCCTGTTTAATTCAGAAATTATCTCACTTATCTTCATTATCACCTCTTAATACTATAACACCACAGGCTAGCCTGTCGCCGGCGTTACCTGTTTTTAAACTTTCTTCATCACCACCTTGTCCGAGATCGTCTTTGTCTGCATGGACTACTATTCCTCTGCCTACAACAGATCTTTCACCCATTAGGTCAACTCTATCTGCTTTAATATTTACAACAGCAACACCTTTTTCGTCTGCTGTAATGTTACCTAGGTCTCCTACGTGACCATTGTCCATGCCGGCATGGTCCTCAGCGTCTGGATTGTAATGTCCTCCCATTGAAGCACAACCATCGCTCATATCGCCATACTCATGTATGTGGAACCCATGTTCACCTGGTTCTAATCCTGTTATTGTGCCTTTAATTAATGTTGGTGTGTTTGTTTTTTGCATCAATAATATTGTGCCTTTAACTTTGTCACTGTGCATCAATTCGCATTGTGCTATCATTGTGTCTTCTGATTCTGTTAAACTTTTTACTTGGCTACAAGAGCATTCTTTTGCTTTTGTTCGTGGACAACTTGCTTCGTTGGCTCTGTTATTACCTTTGTTTTTAAAGTCAAACCTGTTGTTAGGTCCAAACCCGGGTTTGTGTACAAGTCCCATCGCATCAGCAGTGCCTGGCATTATAATGAATTCTTTGGCTCGCATAGTACGAGTATTTATTGTGAATTATTTTTTAGTTTTGGCTTTGGGCATTGGGTTTTCCCCAGTCAATTTAGGTCTTGCGAACCATAATTTGAACCAATCTTGTGTGCCCGGTTGTATGTTATGTTTTCTTTGGTATTGTGCTTTTTCGGTTCCTGTGTATGAAAGATTTTCACCCATCGATCCTTCTTCTGGTTTAGGTTCGTTTACGCCTGCTAGTTTTTTTAAACGTTCTATATCTTCCATGATCTTAATTGTTCTTTTGTGGGTTTGTGTGCTTTTACTTTTTCTACCTTGCCACCTTTGGCTAGGAATTGTTTCATAAGTTCGTCTAGTTCTTTTTGTTTTTCTTCAGGTGATTTGTCTGTTGGTCCACCATAGTTCCTATTGATACCACTGTATTTTGCCATATTACTCCTTGTCTGTGTCGTAGTCCATTCCCATATCCATATCATCCTGCATAGGCCAATCTGTGAAATATGGATCTACTCCACTGTTCATGTCGTCTTGTGCTTCTATTGTTGTAACTTCTTTGACATAGTGTTTCATTGTGTTTTCTATTCCGTACTGTAAAGTCTGTGTGCTACCAGCACAACCAGAACAGGCACCACTCATTTCTAGTTTAAGTACACCGTTGTCAAAATCTACATAGTTCACAACACCGCCATGTTGATCAACAACAGGTGCTACAAACTTTTGTAATACATCTTTGATATCTTTTACTACTTCTTCTTTAGTTCTTTCCATAAGCCTCCAGACCTTTTTTTACTTTATCTAATGAATCTCTATTTGCTTGATATAATATTCCATATCCACCCGCACCTTGCCAACGTTGTATGTTTACTGGCCTGTCGTCTATCAAAATGTTTGGCGTACCTGTTGCCTTATCCTTTGCGTAGGATTCTTTTCTACCTGTAACAATTATTTCATCTGGTTGTTCAATGTTGTTGGATATCCAAACTTTTTTATATTTTCCTGAATTTTCATGATCACCTCTTAATGGAGATGTGTTAATGCTGAATTTTCCACCTGTAAATTTCTTGACCATATCAATTAATGCATCTGCATTGTTGAATTTTGGCAAGGTTGCAAAGAAGTCTGTGCCAGTAATTCTATTAATGACCTCTTGTTTTAAATCTTTTGTTTTATCGTTTGTAAGTTCCTTCCAGTGTGATACCCCATAAAGGTTTTCTACACCACCAAAAAAGTCTGCTAGGACTCCATCCATGTCGAGGTACACTACTGGTTCACCGTCAGTCATGTCTTCATTATACAACTTTTTGTTGTTTTCTGCAACCTCTACGCCCAATGCGTCTTGTATTTTATCGTAGATAACTTTACCATTATTACCACCAAGGATAATTCTAGCAAATTCGTTATATTGGCCTTTTGCCGCTAACTCTCTGGCCTTTGATGCAGATGCTCCTGCTACCCCATCTGAATCAGGATCTCTTTGACCTGCATTCACAACTCTAATATTATCAAACTTGTATAGATCGTTGCCTTGCTTATCTGGTTTACCATTGTATTGATTTAATAGTTTTTCAAATTCGTCAACCCTGTCTGAACCTGCCACCATTATTATTCTTGTTCTTCCCTCGGCCTGTATTACCTGCAATGCTTTAATTATAGTGTTGGCATTTGCATCTCCCACTGCTAGAGATGGATAAAATTTTTGTATGTAAGATTGTTTTTGTTCAAATGATAATGGATCTGTCTTGTTGTTTTGTTTGTGAGATAGGAAAAGATATGCTTTTCCGTTAGCCTTTTGAGCAGTGTTTAGTAAAGTTTGGATTAGTTTATCGTGACCAATTGTGGGAGGATTGAATCGACCAAAGGCAAAAACTGCTGTTGAGCGATCGTCTTCCTTAAGAAACAGTTCCTTTAACAACATCGTATTCCCCTTGCTCTATGTTTTCTTTTTCTCTGTCTGCTATGATTTTGGCAACTTGCATTCTAGTTTCTTTGGGAAACATATCTTTGACGTCATCTGCTGTTGAGCCAAATTCCTTAACATATTCTTTAGCGGCATCGTCTACAAGATACATCCAAAGTTTCTGTGCTAATTCGTGATCGTATACGCCTTTAGTAATTTTTCTTTTTAAATTAGTAATGATAGGCATAAATCTACGTCTATATAGATCTTCGTTGTTCATGATGTAAAGGTCTAGTTCCCTTACTGCATCACTGTCTTCCGCTTCTAAAATAAACTCTTTGGCTCTCATAATAACATATTTATACTGGCCGGCCCACTAGGATTCGAACCTATTCGGGTTGGTATTTAAATTCTAACCCTGCTTTATGACCAACATAAGGACCCTTAGGTTCATTCCTATAAAGTTCAATAGTCATGGCTGTTCCTTCGACCACAACTTTCATATATTTGTCGCTTTCGTTTAGAATTTCTGCGGGTTTTGATAAACCATTATTTGTACAAGTCAAGTCGATCATTTAAGATAAACCGCCATTGTAAAAAGTCCTAATGTGTATATCATCAACCAAAAACTCATTTTAGTAAATGTAATTTTTTTTGTGACAGAATACCCATTATCTCTTAAACATTGTACATGGGCATCCATAGATTCAGCAGTGACTTTAACGTCTACTGTATGAATATTTTCTAGTTCATTATCAGTCATACTATTAATATAACATAGGTTTGGAAATTGTCAACCTTAAAAAAGTCGCTTAATTGTTGTATAATACTTTTGTTATTGCACCAGCAGTGATGCCAGTTGCTTTACATCTTACCCAAACAAAGTTTCCTGTGAAGTTTGCATAAAATCCTAGGGTGGATAGGTCAGGTGTTAGTCCTGATCCAGTTATATCAAACCAATCACTTTCGGTTGGGGTTGTTGCCAACGAACCTTGCATTCTAAAATTTGCTGTGACCGGTACTGCATCAGTAATTTGGTAGGCTACCGTATGTACGCCGTCTGGTTGCGAATAGTATCCGTCGCCTGCAACCTTATCAGAAACTAATCCTGTCTGTGTAACCGTGAAATTTGTACTACCGTCTGCTGTTTCTTCATCGCCGTTATCCAACTTATTAATTGTTTCTGCAACGGTAAAGTGAGAACCGTCTGTTGCTACCGCTGTGATTGTAAAATCACCATTATTTTTTGATGTGCCTGATATTGTCACAATGTCATTTACAACTAGGTTGCCGAATCCGTTGTCTGAATCACTAACTTTCTTTTCAGTGGAATTGAAAGAAATAGTGGCTCTAGCGGAAACCGTCTCCATTGTGGTTTGCCCTATTAATGTTGTGCTTGACTGTGCCATACTACTATTTATTTGTATCTTTTCTTTTGAATCGTGCTGTTTTAGGAACCAATCCGTACACTGCGGCAAGTTCTTCTGGATCCATTCCGTCTATTTTTGATATATCGTTGAACTTAACCTTGTACTTTTTTGCATCTGCTTCATTGTATTCTTCACAGTAACAATGATCTATGCCCATGCTACTAATTTTAAGTGTGGATGTTTTTTCTACAGGTGAGCCAAAAAAATCCTTTTTGATAGTAGATTCAATCAAACTATGCTCATTGAAAATTTTTCTTTTTATTAACTTTTGTATTGTTTCTGCCTTCATGCTTTTACGTACCTTTTTACTTTGTCTATTATGTTTTTACTGACCATGTATATTGCCGATAACATTTTTTCATCTTCTATGTAAAAATATCCACCCCAACAATAATTTTTTGTTCCTGAAAGGAAATCTCTCAAAGTGTGTGACGCAATTTTTACCCTTTCATTATCATATATTAGATTTGCTAGGGCAGTTCGTTCATGCGTTGTAATTTTTTTATGCAAGTATCCGTTTACATGGACCTGATATTCATATTTGTTATGTGGTAATCTTTTGCAAATTACTGTGTTTTTATCAATCAATTGTACATTATCTAGATCAACAGACTGCACATCATACAAATCATCCCAAAACGTTTTAATTGCAAACATGGCAAAATCAAAATTACAATAGAATGAAACGTTTCCATTGTACTTCTTTCCTGTGTTGAATATGTTGTTATCAGTGGCTATCCTAAACTGAAACTTGTCTCTGTGTTCTAATAAAAACTTTGCCAATCTAATTTGATCTTGCTGTCCAGAGTGTTTCACTGTTCTAAATAGATTATCATCACTTGTAGGATATAATCTAAAAGCAAAGGGCATTGTAAATTTGCATTTGTGAGTGTATTTGCCGTAAAATAATCTGTTATGATGTTTTCGCATCTTTTTTCTCTTCGGTTGCTTTAATCTCTACTTTCTTTTTTTGTTTGAAATTAATTTTAATTTCTGGCACTACTCCATCACTCAAATCAACCTCAACCATACCACCTTCTTGCAGTTCACCAAAGAGAATCATTTTAGACAGTGGTTTCTTAATTTCATTTTCAATTATTCTCGTAAGAGGTCTAGCACCCATCTTAGCATCAAACCCTTTCTTAACTAGATAATCTATAGCAACTGGTGTCGCATTTACCTCAACATTCTTTTCAATTGTCATTTGGTTCAGTTCTTGCAAGAACTTACCAACAATAGACTTGCATATCTCTGGAGCAAGTTTGCCAAATTTAACCACAGCATCTAATCTGTTCCTAAATTCAGGCGCAAAGAATTTTTTCATTGCATCATCGTCTGCACCTACTTTTTCTAAATCACCGAAGCCGATATTATTCCTCTCCATGTCTTCTGCACCGAGATTACTAGTCAATATTAAAACTATATTTCTACAGTCTGCTTTCTTACCGTTACTACCTGTAATATTTCCGTAATCCATTACCTGCAATAGCATATTTGAAACATCTCTGTGTGCCTTTTCTATCTCATCGAAAAGCACGACTGCGTGTGGATTCTTCTCAATCTCATTTACAAGCATTCCACCACCCATGTGCGAATCTTCATAACCCACGTATCCCGGAGGAGATCCAATAAGTTTTGCAATTGAATGTTTCTCTTGGTATTCAGACATATCAAATCTCAAAAGTTCAACACCCAAAGTTTTTGCCAAAGATTTCGCAGTTTCAGTTTTACCTACTCCTGTTGGTCCTAAGAATAAAAATGACCCAACAGGTCTATTTAGACTTTTAAGTCCTGCTCTAGCCACAAGTATTTTGTCTACTATTGTGTGTATGGCATTGTCTTGTCCAAACACTGACAGTTTCATTTTATCTTCTAATGTTTGTAAGTTCTTAGATTCTTTTTTGCCTAACTGCTCGATTGATATTCCAGTAAGTTTAGATATTTCATGTATAATTTCATCATGATCAATCTTTCCATCTTTTACACCATTTAATTTTAATCTTGCACAGGCACTATCTATAACGTCTATTGCCTTATCTGGTAATTTTTTCTCTGCAATAAATTTAAAGGAATAATCAACTGCGTCTTCACAGGCCTCGTCTGTGATTGTGCATTTATGGAATTTTTCATAGTAATGTTTAACACCTTTAAGTATCTTTATTGTGGTTTCAGTGGTAGGTTCACCGATTTGCACACGTTGAAACCTACGCATGAGTGCCCTATCTTTTTCAAAATATTTTCTGTATTCTTCCCACGTTGTAGATGCAATAACTTTAATGGATCCTTTTGTTAAGATAGGTTTCATTAAGTTTGCAAGGTCTAATGCACCACCATTAGTGGTACCAGCACCAATCATCATATGTGCTTCATCCACGAATAGTATGCCCTTTTCTTTTTTATCTAAGGCGTTCAAAATCATTTTAAATCTTTCCTCAAAGTCACCTCTATACTTTGACCCTGCTAATAGACTACCCACGTCCAGTGAGTATATTACATGATCCTTAAGATATTCGGGAACATCACCTTTATTTTTTGCTATACGTCTAGCAAGTCCTTCAACAACTGCTGTCTTACCAACACCAGGATCACCAACAAGCAGGACATTATTCTTATTCCTCCTAGCAAGTATTTGTTTTAACTGATCTGATTCCTCTTCTCTTCCGATAACTGGATCTATCTTTTTATCAAAATATTTTTGATTCAAGTTTTCTGTGTAATGCTTCAGTATCCTATCTGCTTGATTCGGTCTTAGTTTTTGTTCTGGTCCTGCTTGGCCACCCATTGGTGCCATTCCCTCATCTAGTATAGTTTCTGCACTAATTAAATCTTGTAAATCTTCTCTATCAATTTTGTACAATTTTAAGAAGTATGCCGCATGACTTTTCTTTTCAGCAAATATGCTTAATAGTACATCTAAAGCAGTGACATCTTGTCTCCCTTGGAATAATGCCTGAGTAAATGCTCTATTCATCAATCTTTCTAACGAGGCTGTTTTTCTAGGAGTAAATTTTCCATCTCCTTTGAATACAATGTCTCCGCACTTGTCATTTAGATATGTTTCTACGTCTCTAATTAGAGCAGATACATTCACTTTGAAATCATGCAATACTGTGCCAACATTTTTGTCTTTGATCAATGCCAACAACAAGTGTTCGATAGTCACATACTCGTGGTTTCTCTTCTCTGCTTCTTTTACTGCATTTTCAAATATATTTTCTAAGCCTTCGTTTGCGTCTAACATTATTCCTCCTTATTAAATTTCATTCCGTCGTGTGGTCCTAAACCAAATTTATCACGTAAGTCATTCATAATCATGAACGCCCACATATGAGCGTCTTTGTGCGTGACCTTATAATCATAGTTTTTTGGTTCTTCAAACATTTTATTTGTATCTTCGAATCTTCCTTCTTTTATTGTGTCCATCCAAACAATATAATCCGCACCAAAGTCTTTACGTGTTTGTTCGGTAGGACAAACAAAATCCGCCACAACGTTTCTATTATTTTTTTTGTGCTCCAAAGCATAACTTTTCATTCTGTCTGCTTGTCTTGTTCTCCCTGTCTCAGTAAAATCCCAATCATTCAATTCTTTTCTTACTGCGTCACCGTTCAAGTGCATAGCATTAAGTCGAGGAACAAGCACTTCTGCTAATGTTGTTTTTCCTGATCCTGGTAGTCCCATAATTAACACTATCATCTTTCCTTTACTGATGCTTTCTTTTTTGCCATATCCCATCGCATTTTACTGACACGTTGATCAAATGTAATGCCATCTAGATGATCTAACTCATGTTGAAAACATTTTGCTTCGTATCCATCTAAATGTTGCATCATTGTCTCTCCTTTTAAATTTTGCCACCTTACTGTTACTCTCTCCGGTCTAAGAACTTTTACAAATAAACCTGGAAAACTTAAACATCCTTCAACATTTAAAGTTTTTTCTTCACTTTCTCTAACTATCGACGGATTCCACATTATAACAGGTTTTTGTATCTTGTCAAATGACTCACTGCCTATTGCGAAAAATCTTTTAGTAATACCAATTTGGTTTGCCGCCAACCCGATACCATTTGAGTGTACCATTAAATTGCACATATCTTTTTCAAATTTTTCTAAATCCTGGTATTGTGGTAATCCTTCTTCGAAGTCAAATTCCGTACTTTTTTCGTGTAAAGTTTTGTAGGGATTAATAAAAATTTGTATCATAGATCCTTTATTTTTTTTAACTCCTGTGCTGACAACTGAGGAATCAAAACATTTATTTTAACAAGTATGTTTCCACGTATATTTAACGCATCATGCACCGGCATTCCTCTCCCTTGTACATTTAAGTACGTGCCTGGTTGTGTGCCTGCAGGAACTTTTACCCTAACAACATTTTCGTCTAGTAATCTTAGTTTGATTTCACAACCTCTAATTGCTTCGAAACAGTCTATGGTCTTTTCTGTGTAAAGGTCATTTCCTTTCCTTGTATAACCATCAGAGTCCAAAACATTTACAACAAGAATAAGATCTCCTCGTTGCACACCTGGATCACTATTGTCACCAAGTCCTTTATACTTAAAACTTGCTCCGTTTTGACAGCCTGCTGGTATTGATACATTTATAATTTCTTGTTTACCGGAGGGAAGGTTGACACTTATTGTTCTTTCAATTTTATTAATTACTTCCTTAATTGATACAGTGATGCCAATTTTTACAGATTGATTTGTCGAAGGTCTTCTCCTACGAGTTCTCGTTCCTGTACGAGGATTTAATCCAAAACCACTGAAGAATTCTTCAAACATTTCATCACCAAACATATCTCCCATATTGCCAGATCTAAAATGGAAGTTGCCTCCGGATCCAACGTTGCCAAATTTTCTTAGTGTTTCATATTCGTTTCTTTTTTCTTCATTTTTTAATGTATCATATGCTTCGTTTATTTCTTTGAATTTCTCGGCATCCCCTCCTCTGTCAGGGTGATGTTTTTTTGCAAGTTCTTTAAATGCAGAATGTATTTGCTTATTATCCGCATTTTCAGATACACCAAGAATTTTGTAATAGTCCTTCATGTACTATTATTTTACAGCAGAACTGTTTTTTGTCAATGATTGGTAATTATTTTTTATTGTGTTTTTGTATTTCGGTCTTCTTACCATTTACATATAGACCAAACCAGGCCGCACCAGCACCAACTACAACTGAGACTAAACCAGCCTGTGCGTTGTTAGGATTTTCTAGTGCCATAAACCAAGTAACAACTTCATAGAATGCAAAACCATACAATATCATCATCAATCTTGGTACGGTTCTCCAGTTAGATAAAAATTGAGGCAGTTCTTCTTTTAGGAAATACCAAATTTTTTGTAATGCATTCCAAGAAGAATCTTTTGCAGTGTGATAAAATGTGTTTTGTGAAGTCTCTTTAGATATAAGTTTGTCTTCTTTTAAATCAGCCATTAGTGTCTATGCTCCTTTAATTTTTTTTCTATTTCATCTAGTCTTTTTTTCAATGCAGGAAATTTAGCCATTTTCTTTTCTTCTTCGGACAAAATCTGTATGTCATATCTTTTTGCCGCCCAATTATACCATTGGTCAATTTTGTTATAAAACCATACACCTGCTTTTGTCTTTTTGAACCAAGTGTTAGTAGCCTGTCCTAAGATGCTACCGGCTATTGCTTTCATTATAAAGAACCACATAATGTACGTATTTATCCTATTCCAATATTATTGCTTTATTGATTATTGCTTATTGCTAGAGTCTTCATAGTACTTCTTGTATTCTTCAAGCAAGTTGTTTGTTTCCTGTAATTTGGCACGTATCTGTGCAAAGTTTTTGGAGAGTATTTCAAAATCTTTATCTGTAAGTCCAAACAACACAGGATCAATACCTGCTTCCTCTAATTTCTTGAATACTTCTTGAGCATTTTCACTTGTAATGACTATCCAACGTACTTTTTCTAAAGTTAGTGCGTCAGGCATCGGATAATCTAATTTTTGCCTTGGCTCTTCTACCTGGAATATTTTAATCTTTTTTTCGCCGCCTATTGAACAGCCGGTTAATGCAACAATAATTAAAACAAGTAATGCCCCTTTTATAAATGATATCCAAGACACGGCATACCAACTAACGTTTAATTTTTCCTTCCACCAGTCTATCTGGGAATTATGCCATTTAATAAATCTATTCATAAGGTACATAACTTGGATTTGCTAACGCCGGACACTCCGGGTTAATCTCCGATTTCTTTGTTGCTTTTAATTCTGCTTCTGTGTGTTTTGCACCGGAAGCCAATTCTAAACATCGTGCGGCATTGTCACCACCTTTGTTTATAATTCTTTCAATAACTTTTGATTTCTCAATAGCAATTTTTCCTATATCTCTTTTGCCTTTGTTGAATCTTTTATCTAGTTCGTCCATATCTTTTTTCAATGTGTTAATAAGTTTATTCAATTGTTTATTAGACTCAAGTATATCATCAAAGTCTTTCTTTTGTTTTTGAAGTAACTGCTTTTGTGATTCAACTGATTGTTCTAGTTCTATCTGATTTGCTTTTAAAATAGCATTGTCTGATCTCAATTTCATTACATACATTCCAGCACCGGCTATACCACCGATGATGACTAGAGTCATTGCCATTTTTAAATATCCAAACATAATATACGTATTTATTCTATCAAACCTGGCTTATAAACAGTTTTGCCATTTTCCTTCATAGCAGTAAGCACAGATTTTCTATTCCCTTCTGCTTTATATGATACATGAACCCAACCCGAGTCTGGTATGCCCGGCGTATAAAATTCTAAAATTAGTTGGTCGAAATCAAGTTCGTCCTCTATAAATTTTGCAACTTCCCAATTTGGAACTCCTGGACACTCTATATCAACTGCCTCACCTTTGCAGTGTTGTGATTTAGATGAACCACCAACTGCTTCATTCAAAGCAGGACCTCTGTATCCACTGTTGATCACAGTAGGACCAAAATGATTCCTCACAGGTTGAACTACATTGGCAAATAATAATTTTGCTTTTTCTAAGTGTTCTTCGTTAGGTGTGTTGTCTATACCTTGCCTTAATGCTGTCTGGCTTTTAGTATATTCTGTAAGTGTGAAATTTTCTGATAACCTTACCATTCGTGCTTCGATACCTCACATGATTTATTGTTCTTTGAAAATATAAATGAATCATTACTTGTTTTAGTAATATTATATGGTCCGAAGAATTTTGTGAGATACACACACTCTGACATTGAATCACTATCTATCTTGAATGCTTTTACTTCTTTAAGTACCGATTCTGTGTCGCCCCATGCTTTTAGTTCGAATTTTAAATTTTGTTTACCTTTTGATATATTAATTAAATTGTTGTCCATTTTGAATTCCATTAAATTAAATTTATCAAAAAAATCTTTAACTTCTCCGAGTTTTAATTGACTGATTTTTTGCATATACATTTCAGGATTCCTTGGAAGAATACTATTTAAATTTGATCTACTTGCTTCATAAACTTGGGGTTTTTTATGGTATGTGAATTCCCAAATAGGAATATTACAAAGTTTACCTAGGTCTTCTAGGAAATCACCGATGTGGTTGTCACAGTCTTCTGTCCTAGCAAACTCTACAAAAACTCTATGTTTCCCGTCTTTCATTGAACCAGGAGTTGCGTCTGCATCTAGTACTTTTTTGTATCCTTTTTCTGCAAATCTTTCTAAATCTTTTGCAGGTGCTAGACTGTCTACAACAAATGCCAAGACAAGAACGTCCTTGTCTTCGCCCATTTTTGATTTATACTTGTCTACTTCAAATCTCTTTGAAACAAGACCTTCTAAATCGCCTGCTTTAAGTCCTTCAGTAAGTTCCATTATTCTTCACCCAGAGTATTTAAATCTGTAGCCATGTCATTTATGTAGTCTTGGTTCTCTTCTTTTTCTAAACCTGACTTGAAGTTTGCAATTAATTCTTTTGGCATTTTTATATGAACTATCCAAATAGGATGAGCATCAATTTTACCTTTTACTGTGCCGGGTCTATAATCTTCTGGGCCTTTTATTTGTCTTGGTTTCATTAGATCTGATTTTTGATAACCAACTTTACAACCATGATCGATTAGTCTTTTTCCACCAGATGGATCTGGCATTTTATCAATTGGCCACATAAATGAGCACTCAACAAAATGTCGTTTGTCAACAGGGCCTTCTAACAACTCTCCATCTTCCCAATTTTTAAAAACATAAACATCGAGTTCATCGACCACTCTTTCAAAGTCCTTTAAAATGTCTAATGTAGGACCTGTTGAATACAGTGATTGTACGTTTTTTATAATGTCTAATACGTCATGCATATCAATATTTACCTATAGAGTAGTGTTATGAGAATATTGTTTTTAGGTATATTACGACCAGGTATACAAGTAAAACACCAATATTTCTTTGTGCACCTGCACCTTAAATATTAGTACACAATGTCTACTCACACAGACACATCCTATCACAAACACAACCTAAAGGAATCATATGCTGTTTTACAAAAGTCTACAACTGCGACCATTATATCAAAGGAAACTATGGCGACAGATGAAGAAAAAAAGAGTTTACGACAAGAGAGTCAAATTATATATGTTGAATCAAAACTGGCTGAAGATAAGGAAACAAAAAGACAGGAGGAGAAGGAGAGTTATTACTAAGATATGGAAAGCAAAACGATTAGCATTTCTTAGACACAGATACAGTAATTTTATTTAGAACCTACAAACTGATCTATAACATCAGCATACCACTTACGGTAATGCTTGTAAACATTTTCATAAGGGATATCAACAGGCACATTTGGAAGATCACATTTCACAACTTCTTCATTGAGAAGATCCAAAACTACTCTACTATCTTTAATTTTACCTGGACCGATCTTTTTCTTAGAAAGTTCAACAAATTCATCGAACTTGCCATCGGGTTTAATATTATACCTTACAATAAAAAATCTTTTTTTTGCGTGTTTAATGCCCATTTCCTAACCAATTCCAAATTGCCCTTACCGCCAACAACAAATACATCAGTTCCATTAATGCCCTTGGCGTGTCTTTATCTTTGATACCCATATATATCCAGATAGAACAACTTACTGTTGCTATTGCCCAACCCATCCATTGAGTTTCGACATTAGCATTAGATAATATAAATGCTCCTACCATTGCAAGTAGGAAGCCGACCCAACGCCAGCCGTTAATATCTTTATAGTATCTAATTTTCATTTTGTAGTCTTGCTAGTTTGATCATCACACTTGCCAAATTAATCTCTGGATCTGCTACAAATGAATGATCTACCAGTCCTTGTTTAATAATTAGCACTGCCTTGTCCTGGCCATCTTCATCTTTGGTTATAATATCTAAATTATCATACAACCATCTGTAAATTTCTTCACATTCTTCTGGCCTTGCTTGACTACAAACTAGTTTCCTTGCTTCGGAAATCTGTCCTGCTTTAAAAAGTTCAACCATTTTTAATCTATAATCTTGTTGGTGAGAATCTCCTTTTGCCGGTGGTACTAGTTTACCATCTCTTGTATTCATCTGCACCATATTAATGCATTTTCTAAGATCCGGATATGTTGCTTTCACATAAGTGTCTAATGTATCAATATCTTGATCAATCTTTTCTTCAATTAGTATGGTTGCCACCCTTGCCGTAAATTCATTTTTATCAATTGTTTCAATATGGAATCCTTGACATCTCGAATGTAGTGCAGGTATAACTCTGTTTGGATAATTGCAAGTCAATATAAATCTTGCAGACGTGTGATATGTTTCCATCACTCCACGTAAAGCCGCTTGTCCGTTTGGCGTTATGTAATCAGCCTCGTCAAGCAGTACGTATTTGAACGCACCAAATGGCATTATTTGCACAAAGTTTATAATTTTATCTCTTACTGTGTCTACGGAGTTTTCTCTAGAAGCATTTATTTCTAGTATGTCATATCCGTCAACTTCTAATTCGCTAAAAAGTATTTTTGCAAGTGTTGTTTTACCTACACCAGGAGCACCTGAAAATAACAAATGAGGTATTGCACCTTCTTTTATCCATGCCGCGATCTGCTGTCTTTGTGCTTCATCCCTTACAACATAGTCTTTCAATGTTGTTGGTCTATATTTTTCTACCCAAAGTTCTTTCATTTATTTGCCTCTATTTTTGTTTCGTATTTTGTTTTAAAGTAATCGTGTGTAACATAAGAAGCAGTAACAAATCCTGCCACGAATACTAACAAATAAATCACAGTGGTTTTTAAATTCTTTTTGAACCCGCCTTTACCTTTATTTCTTTTGTATGCTCTCCACATCCACCAAAAACCTGCAATGGTTAAAATAATACCCATTGCTATTACCCAGGGATTGTTGGCTATTGCAACTCCTGAAGCACCAAAGATTAAAAATAATAATCCATTTATATAACACATTGGACACATTATATCAAGTTCCTTTTTATTAGTTTCATTTACCTAACCATTTCTTTGCCGCATCAATTGGATTACGTAGTCCATCATATGTCTTATCAATAAAGCCTATATGTTTAGTTAGTTTAGCATTAAGTTCATCAATGCTACTCTGAAGTTTATCTACTTTTTTATTTGTTTTTTTGATTTCTTCAAGAAGTAAAATAATACTTGCGTCCATTCTATAATCCTTTTAATAGTTATAGTATTATTATAGAGTCTAAAGGCCTAAAAGTCAAGTATTTTATAGGTCGCCTTCTTTCCGATTCTCTGAATGATGTACATCAAATTCCCCACCTGGGTATCTGCTTTTTAACTTATGTACGTTTTCTTCTATGACTTCATTTGGGTCAAGACCCAAAGCACGGCAACTGTTGATCCAATACCAAATAATATCCCCAAGTTCTCGTTTAGCATGAAATACAGTTTCATCATCCAAAGGTTTACCTTGGAAGATACATTTTTTAATAATTTCATTAAATTCTCCTGTTTCTGACGATAAGCCAATTCCACCTGTTAGCAATAACGCCATATTAATTTTGCCGTCTGTGCCTTCTAAAATGGATAGTCTCCTAGCCATTGGTGATAGTTGATTACTTTCTTGTGATGTTACTTTTTCAACAAATTGACTGTATTTGTTTAGATCTACTTTTTCCAATTATTCCTCTTTTGCAAAGTCTTTAGCCGAGATATTGTTTTCTAGATTTACAACGGCTTGGTTGTTATAGTATGCTAAATCGCTTGGAGCCTCTTTGCTCCAACCTAACACACCTTCTGCTTCAACAGTCCTTAAAATAACAGGCTCGCTGTCATCTTCTTCTTGAACTTTGAATCCTCTACTCCAACGACCATGTACTACTAATACCCAATCGCCTTCACCGTATTCTTCTTTATTCTCATGCCCCTTCACAACAACTTTGGCCCATCTAGGTTTAATACCTACATCTTTGCCATCGTCACTTGGAAGTATAATACCACCTGCAGTGGTAACTTCACCGAATTCCATTTCGGCTACTATCAGTCGATCGTGTAAAGGTCTAACTTTACCCTTGACTGTTGGAACAGTTGTACTTGTTAACATCTCTATTCACCTTTTTTAACAAAGTTTCCATCATCGTCTTCAACCCAATTTTCTGAGTTTTCAACATCTTCATCTTGAACTTGCTCTGCAATTTCTTCTTCAACTGCATCTGCTTTGTGTTCAATCTCTGACTCGCCTGTAGCCACAGGTGCTTCATCTGGAACTTGGTTAGGTGTATCACGATAGTAGTCTTCTAATACGTCTTCTCTTTTACGAACAATTTTACCACCCGGGCCTAATTCATCACCACGTGCATTTACACGAGCATTTCCTACAGCCGGAGTAAGTTCATTTTTCTGACGTAGCAAATCCATATCAATGCTTTTACCTTGCATGGATTTGTAAACTTTTCTACCAGTTTGTCTTACTGCCATTTGTTTCTCCTATTATGTACGTATATTTATCTAAGGAACTCACGCCAGTCTAGTCCGTATTGAATTGGATTAATCTTATGTACACCAATTGCATACAATACATAACTAGCCACACTAGAGCCTCTTCCTACACCCCATACTATTTTGTTTTCTCTCATAAAATCTACAAGATATACCAAAAACTGTAATAAAGGGTACATATTACGTTTCTTAAATTCTGCTAATTCTTCTTCAACTATTTTCCATTCCGGAGATTTAATTGATACTATTGTGCTTAGATATTCTTCGATATTTAAAACTTTATATTTTTCTGGCATAAACCATTCGCCTTGTAATACTGCATCAAGATCCTCTGGCTTAATTTCCATGTGTTCATATTGTTTAATTTGAACACCTTTGCGTAGATCTTCCATAATGGAATTGAACAGTTTCACGTCAACACTTGACTCTGCGAATATTCTTCCTAATTTGTCTGCGTTGCCTTTGTAAATCAAATCTACAATATCGCGATCAGCGAACCGTGGCAAACCTAGATTATCTAACTTCATAATACTATTTTACTCGATATTAATTAATTTGTCAAGATCTAAATTGGTTTTTTGGCGTTGTTCTTTTTGAATACGTTCTCTTAGTTCCATTTTGTAACTATTGATTAAAAGAATCATTTGGTCTTTTACTTGAGGATTTCTCTGTCTTACAAACTTTTTGGTTAAGTCAGCAATCTTTGATTCTAATTGTTGATTATTGTAGATGGATAGATCGTCGTCTAATGGATGTAACATTATGCAAAGTAGCCTATGTATTTTGCGTAAACAACACTCCCACCGTCCATAGTAAAGAAATCAAAAACTTGTACGTTTTGATCATTGATGATATTCACTATACCTTTATCTGCCGATGCGGCTGATTTATGTGGAAAGTCATTATCATACTTAACAACATTACCTACGTCTGTTGCCCAAGTTACTTCACGTTGCGTTCCGTCATTTTTCAATACTACTCTTATCTCTGCAACCTTGTTGTCTGCAGGCCATTCAGTAAGTGTTAAAGTTACGTTACCACCAATTGTAAATTCTTGGTAGTGTCCGTTTGTGAAGTTAATATTTTGAGAGTTTTGTACTTCGCCTGAAGCAGGATGTAATTTTTTAGTATTGTTAACAAAGTTTGCTCCGCTAACGTCATTTCCTAAGAAATTGTTTGCTTCATTCTTTTTAGCAGTATTAGTCTGAAGTGTTGAAATTTCGGACTTTGCTGTCGTAAAATTAGTTTTAATTGTGCTAAAATTATCTCTAAAACCCTGTGAGTCGTTATCCTGTCCTGCTACTGGGTATAAAGCATTAATACTAGCATCATCTATTGCACTTGCCATAATTTATCCTCTCAATGTATTTATCCACGTCTAGACATTATATTCATAATTAGGAAACAGTATATATTGCTCATTACTATTACCTGTTGTACTGTCTATAATGTATCTATCTATATCAAAATTAATTTGTTTAAAGTTGAAATTACTATTTTGGATTCTAAGTAATATATCATCGGAATATCCTGGTTTTGTGTAACATAATGGTAATGCAGTTACGTAACCTAATTCCTGTACACTAGCCTCTTGAGCAGATCTCATCCATAATGGTAAAAAGTCTCTTTCAGTAAGTCCTAAAGTAGCAATTTGATTCCTCATTGTTTGCGTGTTCACAACGTGTTTTCTTGGATTATTAGTTTCACTAATTTTTACATTTCCGTCACTTACTTTTACAGTGTTTGAATTCTTTGGTCTAAATCTATAAGGGTCTGCCAAGTTAGTAATAAACTGTTGATCTGATGATACAGTTGTACCATTTGATAATGTAACTTTTACAGTACCAGCAGTAGGAATAACAACTACTCCACTCCTAGTTACTACTTCTAAATTAGTTCCGTTACTAGTAACCTGTATAGCAGTTTGTCCTTGTCCGGTAAAAGTAATAATACTTTCACCACTACCTAAATTACTGTTATCATCTTTGGCTTCGAAACCTACACTATCAACTGTAAGTTTCCTTGCTTTGCCTACATTGATAGTCGGAAGTATGTTCCCTTTTGTAGGCATTGCAGGATCTATTACTTCAACATATACTACTTCATAAATTGTTGTGTTCGTCCCAGGTCTTACTGCTTTTGCAGTTTTAACTTGACCTAAAGTATAAGTTCTTCTCTTGTGATGTTTTGCGGCCGCGGCCACATAGTTCTTAACATCTTTTGTAATAATACCTGCGTATGCTAACATTTTTAAATCTTTTTGTACGCCAAATTCTGGATCACCACTTCTGTAAACATACTCCGGAACAAATATATTTGGGTCGCTTACAAATGTATTGAATACACTTCTTGTTGTTTCTTTAATGAATGGTTTCACATATAAGTTACTATATAAATTATCATCAGGGTCTAAAATAGTTATTTTAAATTCACGTGTTGTTTGACTAAATTTAAATCTATCCTGTGCATTTACAGTAAATTTATAAACCTTATCTATTGTAGTTCCGTTATTATCAAATGTAGTTTCTGTGGCACTCTTGTCAAAAGTTGTAAGTCCTTTTAATGTACCATCTCCGAACTGCCTTACTTTTCCAATTATCTCTCCTGATAAACTTAAATTTAATCCTGGAGGTAATTTTCCAGATGCCAATGTGTAAACAAGTTTACCATTAGGAACATTAGTTGTTGCATTTACAAAGAATGTGCTTATTAAGTTTGCATTAATACTGCCTAAGTCAGCGGCCGTTGTCCATGTAATTGTAGATTCAATTTCTCCTAATAAGTTAAGTGTAAATGTTTTATCTTTATAGGATTCAATTGTACTCTGTGCATCTAATCTATTTGCTCTAATTGTAAATTTGTATGTTTTTGTAACCGCAGGTTGGTACGGTACTCTACCTGCTATTTCACCTGTGCTTGTATCTAAAGTTAGTCCTGGCGGCAATGTACTTGTTGAATTATCATCATTCAAACTTCTTAAAGAATAAGAAATTACTCCTGCAACATTTGAAGGATCTAAAGTATCCAAGTAAACTGTTAAGAAGTTATTTGCTCTTTTGTATCCTAAGTTACCAGGTGTCAACCAAATTGGAGTTCTTATATAAGTGTTGTCAGCAGTAAACAATCCATTTGCTACTTGCATAATTGTATTGTCTGCTCTTAGATAATCATCTCCAACAAGATAAATTTTAAAGTCTCTAGTTGCTATTGTATCTCCATCACTTACACTTACAGTGAATTCATAATATCTGTTTAATTTTCTTGGACTCTTTGTAGGAATGTTGTCGTCATATATTCTTGTATCGTAAAAGAAACTATCAAAACCACTTGCACTTCTTATTCCAAAATCAAATGGAAATGTCCCGTAAACATTAGTATCATATCTACCACTGTTTGCAAATTTATCTAGTGCAAGTATAGGCTCAACAACACCAACAAGTCTACCATCAGTTGTAAGTTGTATTCCTGGAGGTAATGTTCCGCCACCATCTGCTATAAAGTATTCTAATGTATCGCCTGCTGGTAAGTCTGCATCTATGGCATCTAGTTGGAAATCAACTGGTGTATTATCTAATATAAAATATTGTAAAGGATTTGCAGGTGCTAACATTCCTGTAGGTGTTACCCACGTTGGACTATCTGGACCTTCTACTATTGCTGATAATGTACAATCTGCTATTGTGCCTGTTGAAGTCTTTGCTCTAAGAACAAATCTACTTTGTGTTGTTCTTTCAACTTCAAAAGGAGTACCTATAAGGTTAGTGCCATCTATTCTTAATCCTGCAGGTAAACTGCCTGAAATAAGTGTAACACTTGATATGGTAAAATTGGTAGTATTTAGGGGCAATGCTATTGTCGTAGAAACACGTTCAGCATATACTCCTAATTCATGATTTGTTTTTACTGTCCAGATATTAGCCATAGTTTTTCCTAACTATGTATATTTATCGGTTATAGAGGATTGCTAATAGTACCTAAATCTACGAGTCTTATGGATACGGTACTATCATCTTGTAAGCCTGGTTGATCAATCAATCCAAACTCAATATCCTGATTATCTAGTAACCAAGCAAACATATCGTTATATGATTTTGTAATTGTACCAAAGTTGAAACCAGCAATATCTCTAATGTCCTTATACCATACTTTTGCATTGATATTATTAACATTAATAATATTGTTATTTTGTCCATCTAAATTAGCACCAAGTTGTGGTGTTAAATCGCTTGATAATTCTGTAACACTATCAAGAGTAACTCCGCCACCTGCTATTTTTGTATTGAGGTTTGTGCCACCTATAAATTTAAGTGTATCACCGTCTGTGACTGTTTGTGAGCCATTGTCTGTTTCAACTGTAAGAGTTTGTAATCCTCCTACACTATTAACGGTAATAGCATTACCATCACTAGTTAATGTAACATTACCGCCACCAATTAACTTCTTAAACTGCATTTCAGCACCATTTAATTGTGCAAAAACACCTTCACCACTTGCTCCCAAGTTAGCACCTGTAGTTTGTTCTGGATTTCTAGCCGCCAGTTCTGCGAAGTTGGCATTGACTTTAACAAATGCTTCTCTTAGATCATCACCTGTTCCGTCGTTTGCTACTGTTCCGATGTTAATTGTTTGTATTGCCATACTAATATTTATCCTCTATATGTTCTATTAGATCTTGGATACACTGCTCCGCTTGTAGGTCTTTCCCTATGCGTTATGTAAGGAAATGCTACACCATCATCTGGTCTTAATTTAGGATAAAATAGATACAAATTAGGTGCACCATTCAATGCATTTACATCTGTATAATCATCATTACCACTACCAGTCGTGCCATCTTCGATTTGATCACTTTTAGATATACCTTGTAATAATACTTTCATTTGATCTTGATTTAATGTAGGATATCTTTCTGCAAGACAACAAAGTACTCCACATACTTGGGGACTTGCCATAGATGTACCACTTATTCTTCCTAAGTATCTAGAATTGTTTCTTGTGTCTCCTACTCCTGTGTTTGAATAATACGCACTGACAATATTATGTCCAGGTGCCCATATATCAACTCCAGGTCCGTGATCACTGAAGTCAACTCTACTTTCTTGGAATGAACCTATTTCATTTTGTGTAGCACCTACACAAATATTCGTGATGTTATGTGTACCACCTCCTGCAACATTATCATTTGCAGTCGGTGAACTTCCTCTATGGTAATAATATTCTTGTCCAGGATATCTGTCATTCATTTTAAATTTATTATCCCAATCAGGTCCTCCAGGTAAATCGTGCTTCCAATAACCATTACCCGCCGCTCCACAGAATATTACACCTGCTTGTTCTAAATCTTCTAAGTCACTGTCTAAAGCATTTACTCTAACAGGAATACGTTGTCCTGAAATAAATCCCCAGGCGTTTAATTGAGATGAACTAAAGTTTCCGGTTGTTGTAGTAACATTTGAATTTTGTTCAACTATTAAATCTATTCTAGATGGATTTGCTTCATAAAATTTATATTCATATCTGACTGTTGGTGATCCAACGGAACCTGTTGTTGTACTTGTCCCTTCATATACTAATCTAAATATTCTATCAGCACCTGTACCTGTAACTCCGTACCAAACTCTTTGAGCACTTCTATCTGCACCACCTACCATAATTTTAGGAAAGCCTGGATTGGTACTAGAAATATTTGTACTGTTTGTTGAACCGCCGCCAAATGTTAAGTAACTATTTGTACCTAGGTGTACTGTATTATAATTTTGTGATATGTAACTAATATTGAACGGAATACTTATTGACCAATAACCGTTATTATTTGTTCCTGTTGTTGGTGTAACTGATGCTGTCAATCCATCTGTACTAGCAATAGCAACAGTTCCTAGGTCTGTTGTAGAAGCCTGAGCAGTAGCGGCTGTGTAACCTACTATTGTAACTTTCTTTTCACCTGATACTGTAGGTGTACTACCTAATGAAGTTGTACTGTTAAAAATTACATTATACACTTCGTTGTTAGGTAGACTTATGTTTGACTGTGCTAAATTGACTTGAATAGTTTCTCCATCATTTGTAGATGCATCAGTTCCTGTAATACTAGTTTGTATTGGACTATTGCCTGCATCTCTTATATCTATTTCTAATGACATACTTTGAATTCCACTAACACTAGAACTTGCTAAATCATATTGTACATCAATAACTGCTGGTCCTTGTACCTGTACTGTATCTTGTGATGGAGGGTTAGCACTAATGGCTATGTTCATTACTGCACCTGATCTTGTCCAACCAGTTGGTGTTGATCCAAAGTCTCCATTTGCAGGAGTTTCAGATCCTGACGTTGTAATTCTATTCGCTTTGTTTACAAGTACGTCAGTAAAGTTTGAAAGTTCTGCACCAGTACCATATACACCATATTGTCCATTTTCGGATATGCTAGTTACAGGTCTTTGATGTACTACTCCTCTATACGTAACTTCTGTAATATCATTAAAACTCCATTCACTTGGGAATATACTCATACCCCAACTGTTATTAACCACAGTAGGATTTTTTACTTTTGTTTCTGAATTAATGCCCTTGTTGTTGTGGAATAATCTAATGTAATCCATTACGTATGGAAAATTGTAATTTACTCCACCGGAAAAATAATACAAGTGATATAAATTTGCATCTCTGGCCCAACCTTGTGTATTACCTAAAACTGTTCCTGCAACGTGATGAGCATGATTACTTGTATTAGATGCATAGTTGTATGTACTTGCACTTCCGCCTGTTACCTGCGGATTCCATTGATACCAATTATAATCGTAAAATCTTGTTCCACCTGAGCCATCTGCATTTTTTTGGAATTCAGGGTGATCGTCCATTACTGCACCACCATTACCATCACAGATTACTGCATCAACATTTTTTCCTGTAAGTCCTAATTTAATTGTTTGTGTGTTATTACCACGGTATGCATTACTGGCTGGATTACCGTCCCAAACTCTCCATAGTCCCCAATTCTTCCAAGTATTGTTTGTGTATGATTCACCTTGTGATTTATGAAAGTTTGCAGTTTGTGAGATATGACTTTCTAAAACATTTACTCCTCTGTCTTTAGGATTAAGTTCTACGAAAGCAACTCTATCATCGTTCTTTAAAAGTTCTGCTTCTTGTTCTGTTAAATGATATTCTGTTGTACGACTTATATCTCTACGATTGTTGACACCTACCTGTCTATCAGGTATGTGCAGATCTCCGCCTGGTGTTTCCATGTCATTGTAAAACGCATCTAAGTCAGTATGGTCTTTTAATGTAACCATGTAAACCTGAAGTTTTACATATTTGGAAAAGTCCATTTAACTCTCCAGTTTCAATATTTTAAATGATGCTTCTATTGTAGCCGT